TGACTGCAGAAGATACGATTATTTCAGCTGAAGGGAGTAAAGGATTGGTGCTCAGTTTCTGGGCTTGCTGCCGTCCCTTATCAGACAAGGGTGCCAAATCTATCCCAAATCCCGTATAAGAACGCTCCTCTAACTCACAATAATCTGGCTCCCCGTGACGTACAAAGATAATCTTCATTCTAGTGCCCAGTCGATCCAAATCCACCAGTCCGCACGCCGTCTGCCGCATCTCCATCTACAATTAAGAAAGGAGCAAAGACAGCCTGGACAACACGTTCTCCAACTTCAAGAACAACCTCTTGGTCTGTGATATTCTTCATCTGAGCAAAAATATGCCCTTCATTCCCAGGATTTCCATAATAATCCCCATCAATGACACCCACAGAGTTAATCAAGACCAAGCCCTTCTTACGAGGATTTGAAGAACGATCATAGAGGTAAAGAACCTCAGTCGGTTGCATATAAGCCTTAACTCCTGTCGGAACCAAGACAATCTCTCCTGGCGCAATAACCGTACGCACAGCAACCTTTAAGTCGTAACCAGCCGCATGCGCTGTCTCACGCTTGGGCAATAAATTTTCATCTGTAAAACTCGAAACCAATTCAAAACCACGAATTTTCATCATCTTCTCTTTTCTATTATCATTTATTCTAGATTATTCTATCTTATTTATTCGGAAAAAGCACGAAAAAAAGAGCACACAACAGTTATAGGCGATACGATAATTTACACTGTTTCACAATACGTTGAAATTTAGAGCTTTAAAGCGAGAGCAAAGTTGACTTTTTACATCGTTTTACAGACATTTACGACATTTTTGCCCCTTTTTTGCCCCTTATAAAACAAAAAAAGCCCGCAAGCCTGAGCCTGCGGGTCGTTAAGAAGAAAAATAGAATCTCCTTTCTTTATTTTGTGGTAATCAAGCCATCTGGCTCAATGTTAAAGGCTTCTTTATCAGCCATGCGACCGTCAGAAAGCAGCATGTAGTATCCACCATTGTAAGGCACAAATGTGTTCGATTTCATATCGCCGTTGACAGCATCCAGGTAATACCATTTTTCGTAGTATTTGACCCAGCCGGTCTGCATAGAGCCATCACGATTGAAGTAATACCATTTGCCATTGATTTTCTTCCAGGATGTGGCCATGTAGCCGCTAGAATCGAACCAGTACCAATTCCCGTCGGTGTGTTTCAACCAGCGGTCTGCGTACATATATCCACGACTATCGAAGTAGAACCATGATTTGTTCTCTTCGATGTACTCAAATTGATCTTTGGGATAAGAACCATTTGCACGAACCCACCAATAGCCCGTGTCGTTCTTCTGCCAACCTGTCTTGACCTCTTCGGCAGCTACAGATGGATTAGTCAGACGATACACATAGTAGTAAGGTCGTCCTGCATAGAGCCAAATATCGTCATGATCGTTCACTGTGATACCGTTGAAACGATAGTTACAGTGGATAATGTTATCACTATCCACGAAAATACCAGTATGGCCACCTGCTCCGCTAGAGTAGCCACGACGTCCCCAGATGAAGATATCCCCACGCTGAGCATCCCACGGAGTATTCTCAGAGATGAGCTCATATCCGTTCTTTTTGAGCCAGTCATGCTCATACTCAGTATTGACCGCCCATCCGGCGGACGCTGCTCCAGCGCTCGTCAAAGCGTAGTAGACCGAACTTGAACAATCGTAAGAGTCGGGGCCGTTACGATCGTCCATGCTGTAGGATACTTGACCTTGTCGTGCTCGCATCCAAGCAATAGCTGTTTCAATGTTTACTGCCATAATCATTCTCCCTTCCAGCTATCATTCATCTGCTTGACAGCTGACTCGACGAATGTATCTAGATCTTTATCAGTCATACTGATGTTATATTTGCCAAGCTCAGCACGAATTTTAGTGCGAGCTTGTTCCAGCTTTTCCTCGCCCTTGAAGCCTGTCTCTTGAGCTACTTGCTCCACAGCGTTGACCGCGTTCTTAGCAAGGATTTCGACAATCTTGATGGTCTTTTCGCCGCCTTTTTTAATCAAAAAATCCTTAATCGATTTGACCGCGATACCAGCCAAAACAGTCAAGATTCCAGTAGCTGAAACGATAATGATTTCAGTAATTTGTTGCATATGTTATTCTCCTTTTTCGATTTCTTCCATGCGGTCGTTCATGCGGACCATTTCTTTTTGAATATCTCCGACCGCGTGAGTGATTGTGGTTAATTCTGTAGTAGTTTTTTCCAGGTGAGTCATCAAACGCTCTTCTCGTCTGTTAGAGTCGGCTTTTGATTGCTCGTGCAAATCCATAATCTTCTTCTCTCGCTTGTCCGAGGTCTTGATAAGATATCGAATGATAATAAAGAAAAGTAAGATAAACAAAATCGCCCAAGCTACCTGACTTTGAGCGATTTTTTCAGCTTCTTCAATTGGCATATAACCTCCTTTTACTCAATACGTGGCATGACCACGGTCAGCACACCTTGATTAAGCATATCAGATAGTGACTGCTCTTTGTATGTATAGCCCTCATTAGACTGCATCTGGAACTTAAAGATAGTCTTGGTTCCACTTGGCCATTTCGGATTGGTATCAAATGGATAAGGCATGGCAATGATGTCTCCGTTTGAGTAGCGGGTACTCGTTACAAGTGGCTTGATGAACCCAGCAACCTTGTTGTAAGCATGAGTAGGCATGCCTCCGTTTTGAGAAATAGCCAGAGCGATCAGAACCTCAGTGATAGATGATACCGTGTCAAGATTTTCCTTATTCTCTACGGCCGCTTGCTCTACCTTAGTTGCCATTTCCTTATTTTGCTTGAGCTGCGCATCCACCTGGTTGAATTTCTCATTTTCAGCACGGTTTGGGAAATTCTCTTGATAAAGAGCCTCAAGAGCTAACTCAAAAAGTTCGCTATTTGATAGGCTGATTTTATCGGCAGGTAACAAGATAGGTACGATAGCACCGTCTGCATTGACTAACGTGACCTTTGTAGCGGATTCTTTTCCGCTTGCATCAAATTCTTGTGATTTTGAACCGTATTCTAATTTCATGCTTTCTCCTTTTTAAATTTTGAATGAAACGTTATCTAAATTAAGCCATTTAGAATCTACATTGTGTTTCACAACGACATTCCCACTTGGGTAAATACCGATAACGGCATGGTTGAAATCATTATTTAGAACAGACTTAAATAATGACGTTGTCGGTCGAAATCCTTCAGGAAGATTAAATAACAAGGTTTCGCGATTCGTTGTCCCGTTTCTACAAGTCCCTTTTAAATAAACAATCCCGTCGAACGTTTTTGAAAACTGCACTTTTTCATACTCAGGATGATGGCGCCACCCATTTTGTAGGTTGGCATTTTGCCAAGGTGTGCTCTGAATGTCATCTTTGGTAGCAATCTCTTTCCATTGCGTTGGAGCCCATTTATTGGCATTGTTGTAGGTCCTAAAGAAAAACCTATTTGATGTTACCCCAGTGAAAAATTGAACGCCTTTCCAACTATCAAGCCAATAGTTTTGAAATAGTCCCCAATCATTACCAGTAGGGTTATCTGCGTATTTTCCATTTCTCCAACCAAATTCTGTCGCCTGCTTATTCCAAACATCATCCCATTGAGCGCTACCTCTACTTAAGCCACCATAAGCATTAGTCAGCTGATACTGCTGAATTGGCTTGTTATTCGAGTAGATATCGCCTAGAACATCTAATGAGCCTGGTTTCCCAAATTCTGCAACCTTACCAATGCCTATACGTCCGTTCTTATCATAGGACATTACTACGCTTTCAGTTGCAACAGTAGCTGAAAATTCAACGCTTGTAAACTTGTCCTCAAGCTTGCCAGTAATCACAAAGGATTTATTCGATGGATAATTCCCCGCCATGTTAGCAGCTGAGTTAGTCAATGTATGAACACTTGTAAAATTACCAGATGCACTACCATTATCATCCGTGAAATTCTCATTACCTATCTGAGCAACTTTGAAAGTTAAGGACATTACATTCCTTTGCTTTCCTGACTGCATTATAGGAGCTATTCGGGCATTTCTTAACACTTGCAATGTATTTGGATTGCCTCTAGTTCTAAGCGCGGAAAAACTAAAGGAAGGTGCATAATACTCGATCACGTTGATAGTAATATCTTTAGTATCTGATTGTTTGCCCCGACTATCGACAACATAAGCTCGAATGGTTGCCAAACCGCTAAAGTTCATGATACCAAAACTACCACCGTTTTTAGTTACGACCATTTTTCTATTAACAATTTCAGCTCGATATCCAGTTATGGTAGAACCATATGCGCCAGACGCATTGTTGAAGTTTACTTGGATATCTGAAATGATTTGTAAAAAATCATTTCCACCCAAAAGCCGTCTTGCGACCGTATTCATGTCAGTTAATGAAAGACCTGTGAAGGTAGGTTTTACACTGTCTGGGATTTTAAAGTGCCAGCCATTAGAGTACACATCGCTTCCAATTTGGGTAGACCCATTATATGTTCGAACACAGATGTCCATTAGCCCGGAACTAGATTTAGGTAAGTGTCGAGCAAGATCTAAAGATGGGGTAAAGGATACACTTGTCCCATGGTTCTTCCCTAGGTCAATCCATTCGCTTCCAAAAACTCTATACCAGACTTGATGAGTAAACGAGTTAACTTTTCGATTGAATATAACGGTATGAAGTGAGCCTAAATTTCGATTTCCTTCTAAGCTAGAAATTTGCGTAGACCTAGGAATTTTGTCGAATGTATAATTCGTCGAAATTGTAATGTTGCCATGAACTCCGTTATTGGGGTCAAAAGATGCCCAGACAGACATAGTCTTTGTCCCGTCACTGTCATGAGGGATTGTAACCTCTCCACTTGCGAGCGTTACCTCTTCTCCGGACGTATCGTAATCCGGGTGACTGCTATGAACACTTGCGCCATTTAACCAGACAGAAAGGTTACTGATATTTCCATAAGTCCATGTTCTATAAGCTCCATCGCGGTCGATAGTAGCCCGCCACCTTACTTTCGAAGAGTTATTAGTAATGTCCTGACTAACTTGTTCGACGTAAAGGTTCAAATGCAATGGGCCACTAGAATTGATAAATTTAGTCATTTTCCTCTTTTTAACCTCCTACATATCGAATAACATTCACATCTTTGTCAAGATAATACTGTTCTGTTCTAAAGCGTCCGATTTGAACTGACGCGGTGAAAATACCGTTGTCGATATGAATCACTCCTTGCGAAATATACATTACTTCCTTACCTGCAGAAAACATAGAAATCCTATTATGACTGACTTTGATTGATGAACTAGCATCGTTCTTTCCAATGATGAGCCCCTCATTTGAAGCGCTCATATAGGTATCGATGAACTTTTTCATCTCCTTCAAGCCACCAAATTCTATTGATAAAAACTCAATTCTTCTGCCCGCTTCGATTAAATCAGATTCAGATTTTTTTTGGCTTTCTGCATTTGATTTTACAAAAGCATTATAGGCTTTTTCTAAATCACTGAACTGATCCATTGTCGCTTTAGCTTTTAATTCTACATCATGAAGTTGAGATTTTTCAGCTAGAGCATTTAATTGCTCTTGAGTCAGTGATTGGTCAGCCTTGGAGTTGATGTCATTCTGGATATCTTCAGTAGCTTCTGAAAAGTCTGTAGAGACTGTTCCTACCTCTACTTTTGGAAAGGCAATCCAAACAGTAGCAGCGGTAAATATGTGTAAAATCAGCTCATTAGTTGCATTTGAGTTTTCTTTTTTCGTTAACTCAATGTCATAAAATTTCCAATCGGTGGTCAACGAGACACCTTCCACGGCGTTCCGATATCCTGCCCTAGCTTGAAAATTCGTATTATTGACAGTAGATTTTGCCCAAAAACTAAACCTAACAGCTTTATTTTTCATCTCGTCAACGGTGCCCAAACGTGTATCCCCACCGGTTCTAAACGTAACTTTTTGATTAGTCGCCTTACCGTTATAAGTAGATACAATTTTTAAAGTATTAGCTCCTCTGAATTTGATATTAGTATCTATGCTCAAAGTGAGCTGTCCTTGCGTTTGCTCCTGACTATCATCTAAAAAGTAAGTTGAGTATCGTTCTCTTAGACTACGTTTGAATAGTGAATTAAGAAAGAGATTTCTTCCACCAATCTCTACATTCTCAAAGAGAGCGGTCCACTTATACTGTGCAGGATTCTGACTGTCTGCCTCAATGAAATCAGTGTAAGTACCTAAATAGCGCTTATTTGTGCTATCTGTTGTACTAAAACCATCACGACCGTCAGCAGAATTAGCCCAAGCTCTATGCAAGTATGGAGTGCGTCCGTCAGCTCCAGTTTTTCCTGGGATACCTTGGTCGCCTTTCGGGCCTTGCAAACCTTGGACACCAGGTACCCCCTGTTGCCCACGTTCCCCTTGAGGTCCAGGAGTCAGTTCAATTTTTTTTAGATCTTCTTTCGTCGCTACATCTTGAGCATTGATAGTGAGCTTATCAATGTTCATCACAACTTTGCCGTCACGTACGGAAACAATCTCTTGCAAACCATTCATGATTCGCAAACGTGCTAAATCCAGATCTCCAGCAGTTATATTTTTGGCATTTAACGTAATGTAATTACCAATTGCTGCAGAAACTTTTTTTGCTAGTAATTCATCAGTGGTTATTGTATTGACAATTTCTCCGACATTAGCGCTGTCTGCCTTTTTAACCCATGAACCTTCTACACGTTCCCACATTTCAACATAGCCACCATTAGGTTTAAACCATATATCTCCATTTTTGGGGTTAGTAGGGCTTGATGTATCAAGATACATACTACCTTGTTTAGTGATAAGTTCGTCTAAATACTCTATTTGACGTTGTATGGCTCCTTTATATTTATAAGTACCTTGTGCAACTCCAGCAGCATTTCCACTACTATGGGCAGATAAACCACCATCAAACGAAAGTTTGTAGGACAGCATTGGAATGTTGAAATAGATATTTTCATCCCAGTGTACTGTAACCCAGTCACCAGCTTCCATAGCCATATCACCACGCCAGGACAATGTATATGGATAAAAGTTAAAATCACGGTATTCATTGAAGACACGATCCAGAATTTCTTGTGTAACCCATGGATTTTTTAACTTCATGATATTACCTGTGGACAATCCTGATTTATACACAACCTTATCAGCAGACTTACACTCAATACCTTTCAACCTGTAAGGTATCTCGTCACGTTCTAATCCACCTGGCTTATACATATCTTTTGTGATATGTCTTGATGTTGTCTTTAACTTGATAAAATCAAGCTTCCCATTACGATTAAATCTGACGAAGCTTCCTGATAATTGCGCTAAATAAACTAACGCCTCACGATAACTTGTTTTTTCTAGTTTCTTCGCAACTTGATCATTTACTAATTGGATATTAGTATCTGTCGTGATACCTGTCAATCTCACGATTTCTGATAAAATATCCCTTGTATAAGCTGGATAAGTAAGCTGACTATCATAAGCACCAGACAATCTAACAAACTCGTCCTGTAGCTTAATTTTTGTCTTTTTATCATTACGATCTAGCTTGACCTCGGTAACAAAAAACTTGCCAAGTGGGACGGTTTTACCCGCAATTGCTACCGACATTGTTGCCGGCATCATTTCTTGCAGACCTTCAATAATCTCTTTAATTTCAATTTCTAGACTATTGATGTACCCACCACCAATTGTAAAATCATTACTATTACCGATGGAACTGTCGTAAGTAGCTGATGCAATTTTGGTTTTTGTGTATCTCTTACCATTTAAGTCAAAGTTAGCCTCAAACACGCGCAGATGATTCTCTATTGCTTTGATATAATCTGATGTTACTTCTAGCATAATTCCTCCTACTGCTCGATAATAGATACAGATAAGCCGTTGTAATAAGTCACACCGTCACTCAGACGCCCCATTACTGTCTCTGTGATAGTTCCGCGATAACCAGTGATAGACTGTCCTAAAATATTTGCAGTAAAAAATCCAGCTACCAATTTAGACTTGATAAGATTTCTTTCTGCTTCTGTGATAATCCCCCATTTGATGGAGAATGTACGTTTTTCTGCAATGACGTCACCCGTCATCAATCCACTAGCACTACGACCCGTAGAAGATGACCAGATAATCTCATTATTGATGCTGATTTCAACTGGAGAAGCAAGAGCTACTCCACCTACTGATATTTCACTCATGCATACCTCCTAAATCATGAGGGGGGATTCCCCTGTTTTAATTGCAATTTCATTGATTTTATCTACAATCTTCTTGGTGATTTTATCACCATCAATTGTCAAATCAAGAGCACGAACCGCTTGTAACAACTGTGTCAGTAAGGCTAGAACTTCTGGTCCACCGCCATTATTTGACAATTCCGCTGCACGACGTGCCATTTCAAGCATTTTATTTTCCGGAGCAACAATCTCACCGTAATGCTTGTTGTCACCAATCATGGCAATTTGTGGTGTATTGGCCTTAACAAAGCCACCTTGAGCAAGTCGAGGTAGTCCAATGTAACTAAATCCACCGATATTTACACCAGGTAATTTATTAATCACGCTAATAGCGCCATTGAGTAAGCTGATACCACTATTGATTGTGCTTTCTACCGTGCCAAGTACCCCGTTAATAACGCTACGTACAGCACCGCCAATGGCGCTTCCAACCATGGTTCCAACATGAGTAAACGTTGAGCGTATTTGCCCCCAAAGTCCGCTAAAGAACCCGATAATGCCCGAAAATGCATTCTTGACATTGTTATATGCTTCGCGGAATTTTGAAGAAAACCACCCTGGTATGCTAGCAAGAGCAGATTGAATATTACTCCACTTCCCTGCAAACCAACTTGCAATAGGATTGAAGATACCTGTTAAACCTGCCCACGCGCTACGGAATTTGTCTTTGAACCAATCAGGAATAGAAGCAAGATTGCTTTTTAACTCATTGTAGCGTTGAGAAAACCAGGAACCAATACCGGTAAAGATAGCAACAATGGCATCCCAAGCTTGTTTAAACTTATCCTTGAACCATTGAACAACAGGTGCAAAAATGGTCTTAACAGATTCCCACCAACGGGTGAACTCTGCAATCATCGAATCGATGTCAATTCCAAGCGCGGCCAAGAGAGATTTGATAATACCGGAAAATAGATTTTTAATTCCGTTCCAAGCTAAATCCCAATCACCTGTAAAAACACCCGTTACAAAATCAATCAAACCAGATAGAGCTTGAGCAAGACCACTGATAATATCAGAGAGTGCCGCAATAGCATTGATCAACGTTGTACCGACAACTTCTACTAATCCACTAAGAATCTCCATGAATTTTTCGACATCTACATTCGAAACAAAGTCTTCCCAAGCAGCTTTGAAAAAATCAAAAAAACTACCTAAAAGCATAGAGAGACTATCGATAGCTGGTTTTACATGAGCGTCATAAACTTCCGAAAACTTTTCGCCTAATTTTGATAGAACTGGATTGAGGTAAGTATTCCACCCATCCAAAAAGCTTTTCATCAACTGACCAAAACCACTTGTCAAAGAGTCAATAAATGGTTTTGCTTTGTCATCGTACACACGTTTCAACGCATCACCAACATCATTTACCAGTGATTCTAAACTTTCAAAAACAGGAGCAATGCCATCTAATAATCCTGTCCAAGCTTTTACTAACTGTGGAACATTCGGGACTATTGCTTTTTCAATTCCTTTAGCAAAATCTCCTGCTATCTTACTGCCTAATTCGATTACTGTACTACCAGCACTTAAAAACGCAGATACAATGGCACTACCTATACGAACCGCACCAGAAGATGTGATGACATCGTAAAAACCATTTGAGAAAGCTTGAACGATATTACCAGCAACCTCAGCTACGTTTCCTATGTTGGTAAATAGAGACACAAGAGCACTCTTAATACGCTCTTTTTGGCGCTCTAAGCCGTTAGCTATGCTTTCGGCTATAAAGACTCCTATCCCGAGAGCGATAGTCCCTATCGAGCCAACAAACTGCCCTAGAGCATAAGCTATCTTATCAAGCATGGTTTGGAATGAAGCCACAACTTTTGGATCTGTAAATATCTCTTGTAGTAATTCACCGATTCGTTTTAAAGCACTCTGAAGGCGTTCAACACCATCGAATCTAAATGAAGCGTTGAAACCATTCTGGAACAATTTGACGAGTTCAAGCAATCGTTTAAACAATCCATCAAACAGACCGTCTAATTGATTCCCACCTTCAGCAATTTTCCCCATATCGACTTCAGCGCCTTTAGGTGTTCCACCACCTCCGCCGCCTGAACCACCAGGACTGCCTCCGGAATCTCCACCACCATCTCCGCTATCGGATGAGTCAGATAGTTTATTGATTTGGTCAAATCCCATGAGAGATTTCATTTCTTGGGCAGCTTTCTTGGCTGCTTTACCAGCCCCATCCGCAGCCTTTCCGGCTCCTTTAGCGGCTTTTCCTAAGTTGCCAGCTCCTCCTGCTGCACCATCAGAAGCCTCTCCTAAATTACCAATCGCATCGGCAGTTTCTTGAATACCGGAGCCTTTCATAGACTTCTTGCCCGTAAATAGCTCCGTCAATGCTTTAAAAGCATTACCTACTGTCAGCAATTTGCTGAGCAAAAAGTTAATGACTTTGATAACTGGGGTAAAAATGTTAATCAAGCCAACTCCAACGCTTGCCATAAAGCTTTCGAACTGTAGCTTCATAATCCTAACTTGGTTAGCCCAACTATCCGATGTCCTAGCAAAGTCGCCACTAGCTAATGAAAGCTTGTCTGTTACAAATGCGAACCGCAAAGCAACTTTTTCAGCCTCAGACATTTCTTGTGTCGTCTTTCCAAATCCGTTAGCCATTGCGTAGGCATCAAGTGCTGATTGAGTCATGACAACACCTAGATCTTTAAGTGTCTCTGTTTCACCAGTAAAGACTGATTTTAGCTTTGTGTAGGCTTCATCTTGACTAATATTATAAAAAGATGCCACATCGCCCGCTAAACTAGTTAAGGCTGTCGACATCTCGTAAGCTTTCTGTTCGTTAAAACCAAAAGCTTTAGTCATCGCACCGAATGTACCGGTGTATCGTTTTGCCATGGTCTCTGATAGCCCAGAGGTATACATAGCTTGCTTTGCAAAGTCATCAACTTGCTTGCTCATGCGTGGGAAAGCAACGTCAACAACGTTTTGTACTTCGTTGAGATCTGAGCCGAGCTTGATAGCTTGAGCTCCGAAATCAACAAGTTTCTTGATTGCAAATGCTCCTGCAAGCATCTTGGCAGCTTTCGTCGCCATTCCTTGCAAGCCACTCATCTGCCCTTTAAATTGTTTGTCATTGACGACAAGGTCAAGACCAATCTGGCCAACTGTTTGTGCCAATAGCTATCACCTCCTACTTAGCCATCTCAACAAAGGCTTGTTTTAATTCTTCAAGAACTTGAGTCAAATCTTGTTCTGTTTTCTCTTTGGCAAGTTTCAATCTCCATTCGTTGCGAATACGGTGCTGTCCTTCTGAAAATACCTCTAGCATTTTAGGGTCATCTTCGCTTCGAATTTGTACGATTCGACCAAGCGGTGTTTCTCCGGACAAACCAGCTAAGAGAGCCTTGAACTCTTTCCACTTCATATTCTTAAATTCATTAGAGTATACAGATAAGCCATACTGTGTCCTAAGAGAACTGACGATTAAATCGAAATCCTCAAATAGGTCATAGTATGGCTCACTGTTCTCCCACTTCTTCTTCTCCCATGACCAATGTCATCGCTGCTTCAATAACTTTAGTTAAATCAGAAAAATTCAAGCGCATTTCATTAAGTGTTTTGCGACTATTCTCAGGGAAGATTAGCTCAAACATTTCCATCATTTTTTTGGCAGATGGAGTTCCTTCTTCATCACCGATAGTCTGCATCAGAGTCAGTACAGTTGTTGCATCTGTATTGACTTCAATTTCAGCATCTTTAATTTTCAATTTTGGATTTTCTTCAAAATTGAGTTTTTCTGTGATATCAATTACTTTTGACATTATTCGGTTTCCTTTTCTTCAAATAAAACGTTGATCAGTACTTGACCAGTTCGATTTTCTTTGCTTGCCATAGCTTCGATTCGCTCTTTGGATTTACCGCTTAAATCAACGGTATCTCCAGTCTTGTATTCAATACCTGTATCGATATCAATAAAAGCCATGGTTGCTATTGCGTTGGTTTCTTCAGCTTCAGCCATATTTCCTCCTTAAAATAAAAAGAGGGTCGAAACCCTCTAAATTAACCTGCTGGCACCACTTCCGGTTTACCATTTGACATGACATCAAATGATAATGGTGCAACACCAGTTGAATCCCCTGAAATAAAGTCCTTAAGATTGATAACCGCGTCTTTAAATTTGATTTTAGTTCCATCTGGGAAAGTCCATTGGAAGTCCGCTTCAGAATCGCGACCATTTTTAAACGCAAGACCTGCGATGTAGTCGTTACCGGCATCACCTACGTTTCGTTTACCAGAAACAGAAATTGTAACTGACTTCGCAGTCATCAAACGGCGTGTCCAACCTTTTTGGTCAAATGGTTTCCATTCTTCAACACCATTATCAAATGATACTGAGAATGATTCCATGTCTGCAATATCAACAAGTGATTCAACTCCTGCAGTTCCTTTATTTACTTGGAACTGGTTTTCATATACGGGGAATACCCCAGTTTTCTGAGCCATTAGTTGCCCTCTCTTTCTCTTTCGTAATATAAATCAAGCTCGATAACACGCTCATACACGTTATTATCATCTGTTCCTACGTCCACAGGCTCGTTCTGTAATAAGGCAATCATCTTAATAGGTGTTCCACCTATAACAACCGATTCAGCCTCAAATAGACGATTGTAGAGGTACTGAGCACGCTTCTCAGTCTCATTCGCATTCTTGTTCCAGTGAATTAAGATGCTGATTGATTTAACTTCATAGCTTGCCAGTGATCTGCCTCCTATTGCTACCCGAGGACCATCGATTGTCTTTCGTTGATAGATGCCTATACTGTTTTCTTGCTTATTATCGAGCTTGCCAATGTAGTAGTTATTCGCTGCATTAAATGTTTTAATCCAGTCACGGACTTCAGCTAGTGTAATCATGCTTAAACCCCCGTGATTTGTTTGTATAGTCGCCCGTAGGCTTGTTTTATTCTGTGTGACTTCTTTCCACCATCAGCCCAGGCTTCAAACCACTTCCCTTTTGCATGAGGATTTTCTTTCGTCTGGAATTGATATTCAGGATGAAAGTACAATCGTCTTGCGTAAGGAGTGGAATGTACCAGGCTTACTACACCTTGGGATGAACGTGAGTAGTCTGGAGCCATTGCTTCGCCTTGCAACACACCTTTATCAAATGGTACGACTTGTGCCTGCACAACTTCTGTATGCAGGTATTCAGCAGTCTGTTCCAGTGCTATGATTTGAGCCCTTTCCAGTTTACGGATAGTGCCAAAATCTAGCTTTACTGTAGAATTCACAAACATAGCATCACTCCAATCCGATGTAGGTATAGTTAACAGTCCCATCTGGATTTCTAGCTTTCCGGCTGTCCACAATCCTCCTGACAATACCAAATACAATTGCAGTCCCACCGCTCAATGTAGGCAAATACGGTGCAATATCACCAACGAAATAAGCTGACCCAGTAATTTGGACCAGCTTCTTCTGTTCGGTTAGGACTGTTTTGACACCGTCCTGATAATTGCATTTTAGACTTTCTCTAAACGCCTCCAAAGGTTCGCCATCTTCAGAAACTCCCTCTTGGTTGACTGTGACTGTGATTGGCGTCTGACAAAATTGAGGTAAGACAAGTTGTGGAAATTTCATCAAATAATCCTCCTCATCAATCCTGTTTGCTTCAAAAGTTCATAGGTTTTGCGATAAATAACAATACCTTGTTCTGTAGCAATATTCCAATTGGATCCAAATTGCATTGACACACCATTAATACTGTAGTTTGAAACCGTAGTAGCTATCAAATCAGCATTAACCTCCTCAAAATCAACAATCTGACAACAAGCCTTTCGGATAACTTCCTGCTGAAATGGCGTCAGATTGTCGAATCCAATGCCACGGATTCGGTTGAACGTAAGTATATCAATCTTGTCAGAAGCTGATTTAAGTTTGCTAGCCAGAACTTCTAAATCAGCAGAAATCACACCAACAAACGTCTTTTTGTAATAATCTGGACTAGCATACATGACTGTTACTCCTTAGCTTCTTTCAGCTTCTTGATTTCAGCGTTAGCTTTTTTCAAGTCATCCAAAACTTTTTCGTACTCCTCTTTTGAAACCTTGTCGACAGATTTACCATATTTTAATTCACCATCTTCATAGATTTCAAAGCCACGACCAACAAAATCATTGATCGCTGACTCATCGATATCATAGACTCGAGCGCCTTTAATTGCTTTTAATGCCATATACTACACCATCCTTTCTTACGCTGTCGCGTTGATAAAGATACCAGCTGCTTTATTCTTGATCAAGAATGCATCCATGTAGAAGCGAGATTGGAGCAAATAGTTATCAGCTGTACGTGAGTCATGCCCTGGTGTAAATACTTTGATGTAAGAGTATTTTTCACGAGCAACTTCACAAGATGGGTGGATTAAGATGAAGTTCATTTGTTTCGCTTCATCTGTTGCGACACAACCATTTGTAAAGTTGTATTGTGATTTCATGCGAGCTGATTGCACTTGTTTGATTTTAACATCATCAAGGCTATAGATAGAGCGTTTGACGTCGCCATTTGAACCATTCACTCCTAGCACACGTTGGATGTCTTTAGCCTGTTTGAAGAGCTTGTTGACAGCTGGAGTGACGTACAAAATGCGACCTTCAGACGGAACACCTGCTTCGTCCATTTTTTCCATGGCGCCATCAAATTTTTGCAAGATATTTTCTGCAGTCAATGTTGTAGTGTCGATAGTAGCACCATTAGCAGTATACTTGCCTGCTTCTGTGTAGAGTTTTGAGAACACGTAGCAATCTTTTTCAGGAATACCTTGTTCAGTTTCCAGAGTATTTTGGACATTGGCAATAGAGACGACCAGATTTGTTTCATCAACATCCATAGGATCGATTGCAAATTCGATGTCGCGGTCATGTTCGAGTTTCTTTGGTTCCCAATCGTTTGAAATTGTTCCAGAATTAAAACCGATAGTTTGACGATTGTGGTCTTTGTAACCAGAGACTGTGATGTTCGGCAACTTGATTGTTTGAGCGTTGATAAATTTCACTTGCGGATTCGAGTTAAACAAATCTACAGACGCAAGTTCTTTTGCATATTTTTGATGCAAGGCTTGTTCGAATTGTTCTGCGTAGTTATAAACTGTCATAATTTAATTCTCCTTTTTATTAAAGACCAAACGCTGCAGCAATGGCATCAGTTTGGTTAGTTTGTTGTGTTTTACCGGTAGATCCGATTTGTTGAAACCCAGTTGATTCTTCTTTATTTGGCTTCAGTGCAGGAACGTCTTCCAAAACTTTTGCGACAATAGCTTTGAAATCTTCTGGTTTCGATTCAAGTGTGAGAGTTGATGTATCAGCCAATTTCATCACATAAGGTAGTACACCAACAGGTAATCCTTCCTCGATTGCTGCTAATTGTAGATTTCGCTCTAAATTAGCTTGCAATGCACTTGCTTGTGCCTGTGTTAACTGTTGCTGTAGTGATGTGACGTCTGGTGTTGCATCAGCTTTCTGCGACTTAAAAGCAGTAATAGCTTGAGCCATTTCTTCACCACTCAATCCTTGCTGCTTAAAGTAATTTTTTAGCACGGTGTCTTCAGCAACCTTTTGCTTGCCTTCGACAATGCTAGCGATTTTGTCATAGTCAATCTCAGGAGTGCTAGCTGGTTGAGTTTGGCTTGACGTGTCTTGTCCACCTGCAGAGCCAGTTCCTGTATCTGCATTATGGAAAAATAGTTTGCGTTTGAACATAGCGTTCTCCTTTCAGTTTTAAGGGTGTCTCCCTATTTCAGTTATTGTCACTGGTGTCTCCACGTAGTTTTTAGTCTTCGGACAAAAAGAAAACCGTATGGAATCCCGTACGGTTAGGTTTTATAGTTTAATTTCTTCAATTTTCGCACGTTGCTCTAGAGTAGAAAGATAATCCCACATAACTGAACGCTGACGTTTTAACAAATCAATAGGACATTTAGGTTCAAACTCTAACTGTCCTTTCTCGTATTTGCCAATCATCATATCCAACTTTTGGAATCGTTCTTTCAATTCATAGTATTCTTTTTTAAATCTTACTTTCCAATCTTCCATATCTTTATTCCTTTCAAACATAAGAAAACCGCCTCGATTTCGATGCGGTTTATAGCAATTTACAGTAATTTATAGCAGTCTATTCCTGCAAGTCAAGATGTCGGATCACCTCCTAATCTTTAATGGCACGATTTGAAATCTTGGCGTAAACATCCACATAAGTCTCTTTCTTGTCTCCGTTATGCGTGATTTCTGCATAATTTCCACAAGGCTCACTTGATGTAATTGTGTTCGTACTAACAAGAGCTTTCCAATTTTGCAGGGTCTTGCTAAACCAAACTACAAAGCAGTCTTCTACTTTGATTTCACGATCTGATAAGCGCGAAAATTCTTGTGATGCCAATTGTTTTGCTTTTTCTAACATTTCATTCCTCCGTTTTTTCATATATTTGTGCAAAAATATCAGGCTTGCATGGATAAAATTCACCTTGCACGCCTTTGATGATGTAGTCACCTTCTGTTGCAATCATCAATCCTTCAAGTGTTTCTATCTTTAAAACCGGATTATCCAAATCAGCATAATCTACACGAATTGGATCCAATCCTAACTCTGACAATTTCAAAATTGATTCTTCCGTATCTACGAACCGAACCGCCTCAATGACTACTGGTTTCTTTCTGTATTTCATTTTTTCAATCCTTTTCTGAGTACAAAAAAAGCACCTTATAGGCGCTCTGTGATATTAACAATCGTAAAATACATGCTTCTCACGTTGCAGTCTACGTCTTTTCTCATCTGAATCATAGCCGTACTCATCTGCAAAATAATCGTATTGATCTTTGATACATTTGTCTAGTTTCGCTTCAAAGATATCACTCTCTTCTTGTGGTCCATAGATAGCCGCTACAGGAAAAATCGGGGCTACTAAACGATATCCAAAGATGTCGCTGAATGTATCTGCTTTTTCTGCTACACGTAGATAGCTTTCGATAATCCGCATGACTACCTCTCCTTTAGTTTATTTATAACATAATTATAACTCTCAGGAAAAGTTTTTTCAAGTATTTCTCTGCGTTCATCATCAAATTGTGCCTCAAACACATGCGCAAAAAACTCACTCTCTATATTTCCTTTTTTCTCCCAGTAAACGAGCGAGTGCGAATACTTACCTTGTATTCTACCTTCACTCAACGCTCCTAATATATCAGATGCCGAAGAGGCTTTATCGTTGATATGGATTGCTTCGAAAATAGCATCATCAGATAAATTGATAAAGTCTTTACGCAGAAGTTGAAGGATTTTTTTATCCTTTGTGAATTCCCAACCTAGTTTCTCATCTATTTGATGACCAAATTCATGGAAATAACCAGTACCAGGTCCGCGAGGGTCGTCTACGTCCTTATACATGTTCAGGAAGAGTTTTCCAGATTCATATCTCACAACTCCTGTTTCTGCAATAGTTGCAATCGCCGACTGGTCGGCTAGTCTTGCAAACAAGTCTTGCCCAAGCTCTGTACCTCCCTTGAATTTTTTTCGAGTCGCATCGATATACATGTGTCGTGTCTCTGCAGCAATCTTCTTCGAAGCTACGCCACTAGTATCTCTAGGCAATCTCTGACGATTGATGAATTTCTTGTAATCACTATCACTTTCGAGTGAAAGCTCTTGGTATAATTTGTATCCTTTTTCCGCTTCAAAGTATTTCAGATTTTCTTCTGCATTAGACTTAAGTTTAGACCATTCTTCCGCCCTTAATGTGTACTTCTGAACATTGTCTTCATCGAGACTGAACTGCGATAATCTGCTAAATCGTTTCTCCTGTCGCTTAGCATGCTGAACTTTGTTGTCCAGTAACTGTCTTTCCTTGATGTCGTTCAATTCCTGATTTGTAAATATTTTCTCTGGCTCACTACTGATCCCAGGGAAATAAGTTGTATGCTTATCTTTGCAGTTAGGATGATACAAACCAGCTGCCATTGCAGAACTTAATAATGGATATGGACCATCAGCCGCACTGCCTCCTGACCAGACATCATCAATCAATACTTTACCTTCAAAAGGCATACACAGAGGACATGCATTCGATCGCTTGTTTAAGATAACAGTATGAATCCCCCACTCCTGGCGCTTGACTCCCTCGCCCATTAGGTAGGCTCTTTTGGTTGCTGTCCGAATGGCCATGTCAGTGTACGATACGATATTGACCATGGCTCCATTACTGTATTGGATGCATGTGATTCCCCGACTTAGAAAATCTTTGGTGGCCATATCCACTGATTGCTCGTAAGTCTTAGCTCCTGTGTTAGCTGCTACCTGAGCATCAAATATTGTACGCCTGTACTGGTCATCTGTATACCGCAATACAGCATGCTCTGCCGTCTTCATATCATGCTCGACCGAGTTGAGTAACGCATTCAACTTTCGTTCGTTGATAGCAAAAAATGAAGTCCCTAGGTTATCTTTTCCACTGTTAAATTCAAAACCGTTCTTGATAGCTTCCAGGATAGACATTTCCTCATCATCCATGCCTTGCTTATAGGCTTCTTGGATAGCTGTGGAAATCTTGCTATTGATATTGGCAAACTCTTTGCTATATTTTTTGGCATTAGCTCGCTTAAATCGTTCAAGCTCTTTTAATTGAGCTACCTGCCATTGTTCCCATTCAAAACCTTCAGCAGTTTCCTCTGCCTTATGCCTTCCGAGATTTCTAATCATGGAATCAAGCAGATCGTTTTCAATTCGCTCAAATGCTTTAGATACATCATAAGCCATTGCAGTACACCTTAAAACCTTGCGCCTTAAAACTTCTCAATTGTCGCTTAAAAGCTGTTTTACTAGGCATTTTGAGGTTGAGCATATCCAACTTATTGTTCTTCTCAACAGCATAGATACCAAATTCTACATTATCGCTCGCTATCTGTAGAAGTCCCTGTGCTTCCTTCTGACTCATGTGATAGATCCTCTGTCCTATCGTCACCGTCTTCAGCATCTTCAGCCTCCTTCTCTATCTCAAAAGCGTTAGCAGCTTCATTCAATGATGGCATGTTGACTTCTGTCACACCTTGCTCCGCTTTGATTCTCGCCACTTCCTGGTCTTTCCAATTCTGGTCTTTTGAGTCACCATATAACTCCTCAACGCTCGCTTCAATCGACATGATACCACCTGTCTTAGCCTTAGAAACTGTTTCGACTTGCGATTCAAAACTAGGGTTGGCGTACTCACCAAACGGCACGTCAATCTTGACTTCCTGTAGCGGTTTTTTCTTAAGCACACTATCAGCATTCAAAACCATACTAATTAACTTTGGCAGGTAATCTTGCAGAGCTGTCACAATAGCATTACGAGTATAGAGAGTTGCCTTTTCTTTCTCGCGTTGTGCCTCAGCATTATCTAGCTTCTTGACATCGATACCGAGTGTGGATGGGCTAATGATACCTTGTAAAGCTAAATCAAGCGCAGTCACATATGTACTCAAATAACTTTCGTGCGGGATATTAGCTTGTTGCAATGTGATTGTGTTCTTGGCATCCTCCCCCATCGCCGTCTCAACCTTAATAAAGCGATGGTCAAAAGGATTGCCCTTACTAATTTCGCCTGTGTAGGGATCTCTAGGAAGTAAGTTCTCAGGAATATACTCTCGTGATCGTCCAGAACGAAGAGCATCCATCCACTGACTCCAAGACTCATCCAAGCTATCAAAAGCATCAGTCTTACGATCATAGATAGATTGACCACGGCCTTTTACTTTAGGTGACGTGTAAATCTTAAACGGCAAGCACAAAATAACGGATTTATCAAACGCTACATCGGAAAGGTTAGCAGTGTACTCTGTCGCGCTCATATCTAGCTCAGTTTCGCCCCTGTAGAGCTTATAAGTTAATGAGCCATAGCCGTAGATTTCCTCGAGCAAATAGCTCCGTCTGTGTTCTGTGAAGTGCGTGCGGAAAATAACTTCTTTCAATCTTCCACGGTTGTAGATGATTTCAATTCTATCTCCACCAACCCATTCAACAATAGGCAATGCTGTAAGTTCCGGATCAAATGAAATACGAAAAGCACCATCACCCATCACAAGACTATCTTTAATCGCCTCCTGCAGTTGATCGTGGAAGTTGCTATCTTCAGCAATCTCTTCCCACATTTTTCCTTGTGTTTCCTCAGCAAAGTCTAAATCATTCATATCGTGCAGCGTGATATCTACCAACCTATCAACGATGAGACCAGGTATTCCTGTATGAATCTTTCTAATTTCTTGCCCAGGAGTGCTTGTCGCTCCCCAAAAGTTGATGTTGATGTGTGGTAATTGCTTGTAGAGCTGGTCCAGTTCGTATGAGTCGCCACGGTACCAGATTTGGTTCTTGGCTGCATTATCTTCAAACGTCATTGCCTCTGTAATTGTGATGACATTTGGCTGTGCCTGTTCCAGTTTGAGAAAACTTCTCATACTCCTTCTGATCATATCCATTATTCCCACTTTAGTTTTCCTTTCTTCCAATTATCTTCCTGTATGGCAACCACGCATACTGATTCGCATTGATTGTATGATCGTTTGCGTCTTCCGGCTCATCTTTTCCTTCTTTCCACGCATACGTGTTTAGCTCTTTGATGTGATTCGTACAATGACTCAACACATAGTAGCAACCTTGAGCTAACCAACCAATTTGGAAGTTGATCCGGTCAATAATCTTAGTTTTCTTATAAGCATTGTTAAAGATATACAGACAGCCGTATTGTCGCTTGTATTTGTTTAATTCTGTAATTGTCGCTTGGTCCGCACTATCAACAAAGACATCACGCGCCAACCCCCATTCATCACGGTTGCGCTCTAGGAAATTGATAAACTTGACAACAGTATCAGATGGTGCAATCGGTACATCAAGCTCAGCGTTGTTGTAGACTTCCTCATCCAGCGTATATAACTTCCCGTCATCTGATATCCCTTGGAAAATCATTGCAATTGTATCCGGACTGCTTGATGAGTAAGCTGTATCTAGTCCAGCTGTGAACCGCTGGAACGTGACCGTATTCTTTACAAAAGACTTACTCAACACATGTCTTTTACCATCAAAGTTAATGAAGACAATTCCTGTTGCTCGGCCACGTAGACCAAGTATTTTATTTTTGTAGAGCTTAGTCCCAACTGGTGCAGCATCCTTTTTCTTCTGGATGGCTTCTGGTGTTAGTGACAAGTTGTCATTAAACGTAAAAAACCAGTAACGCCATTTAGGGTTAGCTGGTTCTGATAGGTCTCGCATAATTTCTTCCGGCACATCGCCTGCGTACTTTTTATACGGTCTCGCCTTGTTGATGAACTCTTTGTAGACTGGTAAATCAGGATTATCCGGATTGAGCGTTGCCATCAAATAATCATTACGTGTGGACAACTCACGAACAAACTCAATGTCAGCCGTGTTGACCTCATCAATATAGACACATCCATACTGTCCACCGAGAACCAGCTTCCATTTTTCCTTGTTGTCATATCCCAGTACATAAATAATTTTCCCCTCAAACTTGATGTGAGGAATCTTCGAATCTTTATCACCATTACCACAGTAGACGGCTGTTTTATGGATGTCTAAAATTCCGTTATCCTGATTGATGATATTCTTTTCGGCTACACCAACTGTCTTTGCTGCAATGATGTGAAACTTCTTCGAACTTCTGCTGACTGCTCGCATAAACTTGACACCAACACCAACCGTTGTTTTTCCAGCGGCCGTCGTACCTTCCAAAAAGTCAGCATCAACATTATTAAAGCTGTTGCAAAAATCAATGTACTTTTGAGATAAAGGGAAGCTATTCGTCAAGTCCATCACCGCCCAACTGACTAACGATATCGTCAAACTTCTTAGTCTCGGTAACTGTAGCATTGATATCTACTTTCTCGGTAAATAGACCATAGCGCTTGCCTAAATCAACAGCAGCACTCTTACGAGTTGATACATTAGGTTTTGCCTCTACGACACGTTGAGTGCCTTCTCCGTCTAAAACAAGCAGTGGTTCAGTAACTTCACCGCGCATCACAGAAGTGAGGAACTCTAGGACTTCCTGCTGGTCTGCTACACGCTCGGATTTCAACTCTTCCAATCGCTCTTCTATATAGGATTTGACGTTAACATTAGTTAACAATCTGCTTCCTGCAGCTTTTGCTACCTCATCCTTTTTGATATTTGGATAGGCTTTTTTATAAGCCTGCGTTGCATTTAAGCAGATGATGTACTCATCGGCAAAAATCTTTTGTTTTTCAGTCATCCCATTTTCCATCACCTCCATTTTTTACAAAACAAAAAGCCACACAATGTGTGACTTGATACAAGACCTCTCACAGACTTTGCAGGAATCGAACCCACGATAACAGTTTTGGAGACTGTTGTGTTACCACTACACTAAAAATCTAAATAACGGCACCAGGGATTGAACTAAATAACACAAAGAGGAGATCACCAGCTTACCGCCCTGATACCGTTAAACATTAAAGGAGTCATCAGTCCGCTTTACCGTATTTGCTGACAATACCATAATATCACTTTAAAAGTTCACTTTAGTTCACTTTGTTCACATTTTTTAGATAAATTCTCAAAAGCTGACTTTCTGATTTTTTGAATAGCCCCTTTACTGTATTTTAGCTTAGCCCCTACTTCATTCCATGTCATTCCATCGATGTAAAACAACCGCATCACGATATTCTCTACTGGATCGTCTAGCGATTCGATTGCTTGAATCAACTCATCCCGTTCCCGATAGAGTTCTTGGATTTCCTGATACAGTTGTTCTGACTTATCAATAATCAGCACATTCAATTCTTCTGATTGGTTTTTGTTATTCTTCGATTTTGGCATGTTATCGAACTGCTGTCCTCGCAAGATGCTCGATTTCAGGCTGATAATTTCCTGGTGCTTTGACTTCGCTTTGATATCAATGTACTGTAAGGCCTTTAGTCGTTGTTTGATGTTTATCGTCAATCGTCCACCTCCTCAATCTTGATTCCTGGACAATCGAATACCCAGCCAAAATCATGCGAAACTACTTCCTTTTTCGTGAGTTTATAGCACTTTTCTGAGAAATTAGTCCCTTTTGTAAAAAGGAGCACTACGGGAGAAAAATGTCCGTATTTATCTGCTAAGTCAGCATTTTGGTTGACGAGATATAAGTCCCCGTCGTTTCGGTTCAGAAGTGTAATTTTATATTTTTTCTCCTCCTCGATTGTGTAACCGTCAAGCCAAGCGCGAGCGAAGGTGTCTTGGTTTTCTGCATCTGTCAACCATTCGATGCATTCGCCAGATAACCCATTTGCTTCCCATACACTGGGCTGCAATGCAAAAGATAAACTTACTGCAAAAGACTTAAATGTTTTACATTTTCTAATCCAATCCGCTACAGACTGCGGTATTGTGACTTTAATTTTGGATTTATCGACGATGTCGTCTGTAATATAAATATCATTGTTGGGCACATTGAGAGTTTGCCCGTATTCCAATCTAACAACATTTTCAACGCACTTGTTCTCATCCACATCAAAACCGACTATTTTCCCTTTCAAGAAAACTTCATCCCCTATAAAAAAGTTAAAGCGTGGTGTTTCAATTAGATCTTTATTCATTTTCTTTTATTTCCTCCTGCTTGTTTCTCAAGCCAGCCAAAGAGCAAACCAAATTGCTCTGTCACCAGCTCATCATCGTTGTATTGTTTACAAATTTCTCCAATTGACGATACTGCCCAGAGCCAGTAAGCATCTGATCCAAAACCAACCTCTCGGCTTTTCTGATTGCTGCGCGCCATCCATTCCGGAATGACCCTGCTAAAGAAATCAATATAATTGATTTTCATGGCAATTCCTCAATCTTGATATAAATTCCGACTGTGTCTGCCCAAAACTTCTCGACAATCTCACTGGCCACTTGTGCATCATCTTGCCAGTAGCCAAGTTTTGTCATGCAATCCTTGAGCAACTTCTGCAAATTATCTGTATCTGGCTTCGTGGTCTTGTACTGGCCATCATAGCTTTTTTTGATACGAGGGAAGCACCACTTGACCGTCAGACGAATTGCTCCTTTAATTTTATCAGGAGGCACATGCTGCGCGAGCAAGCTCTCAAATTTCGCCCTGGCATTTTTCAGATCCTCTGGCTCATAAAAGATTGGCTTCCCAAATCTCACATTTACTTTTTTTTGCTGGTGAGTCGTTGTTGGAATTTTTTGCATAGGTAAAAAGAATTCAATAGACATTTTTATAAATGTACTTCCTTTCTTTTTTTAATTTCGCTTTTAGTCCATGACCCTTGTATATGACAGGGTGTGTTTTAAGCAACCCTGTCTATACAGGTATGGACATGATGGACGACAGGACATTATCTATATATATAATATATAGTTGTCTGTCGCACGACACTACCGTATTTTATGGTTCTGTCGCGACAACGACACTACCGTATTTTTTATAGTGCTGTCGCTATTAGGACACGACCAGAATTTTACGGTTATGTCGCTGATTTTATTACAGGGATAATATTGCCTGTATTTTTATCTATTTGGTATTTTTTAGATGTTTTTATTCGTCTTTCGACAGTCCTAACTGTTATACCTAAATAATCGGCCACATCCTCTTTCGATGGTGGTTCACCGTAATTTGCTTTTTCGATAGCTTCATCAAACTCTATCAGCTTTTGCTTTTTATCTTCCTTCGCATTCTTTTTGCGAGTTTCTTTAGCTCTTTGCCAGCTCGGTTTATCGTCGTCCAGCTTAATATCTGCCAGCACACCCGTTTCATCAAGCGCATGTACTGGATAGCTGAACCACATATTGACTGGCTTAAACTTGGCAAACTCTCGAAGCGTACCCTCAACACGCCAAGCAGTAGCTATCTGAATCTTGTTGCGAGCTTCTTCGAGCTTATCCACGAATGGAGCACGCTCCATCACATCTGGAATCCCTTTCTCAAAATGCGTTCTCATCTGCGCAGGGCTTAATAGATCATCTAGTCCGACATTCTGTTGGTAATAAGCGTTATTTCGTTCTTGCAAAGCTTGTTTGTAAACTTCGCACGCTGCTTGGTTCAGCCTCTGAGTAAGTAATTCCTCTGACACTTCCAGCTCTACTAAGTCAATAAGCGCGTCAGGATCCCGAGCGAACACACCCGAACCACTAGCGCGGTCCATGGACTTCTTGCCACCTTGAGAACCTTTTGAATGATGGTGACAGTAGATAACACTAGAGCCTAGCTCTGTGGCTACTTTATCGAATTGGTTCGTGAAGTGCGCCATCTGGTCTGCACTGTTCTCGTCGCCCGTCAAAACCTTATAAATCGGGTCGATGATGACTGCGATATAATTCTTTTTCAAAGCTCGACGAATGAGCTTAGGCGCTAACTTGTCCATCGGTACGGTCTTTCCACGCAAATTCCAGATATCAATGTTACTGATGTTCTGTGGTGGCAATCCCATAGCTTGGTAGACATCGCGGAATCGATGCAAGGCAGACGGACGGTCTAGCTCCAGATTAACATAGAGGACACGCCCCTGCGTACAATCCCAGCCGAGCCACTTCTTGCCCTCGGCAATAGCGATTGACATCTCAATCAAGGCAAATGACTTACCAGCCTTGGACGGACCAGCAATCAGCATCTTGTGGCCTTGACGAAGGACGCCTTTTATCAACTCAGGAGCTAACTCTGGCAAGTTATCCCAACTGTCGGCCAATCCTTCAGGATCAGGCAAATCATCGTTCAAATCTTCGATGTACTGATACCATTCGTCCCAATCGGCCTTACCAATGTTGGTATCTACCAAAAATTGCTTCTGGCCATTTCGGATGAACCCTGGCATACGTGATAGCCTGCTTGGATTTTTATTTTGAGTATCAACTATGATCCCATTCTTCTGACAAATTTTATAAAGATAATCAACCCGATTACGATACTCTTCGTAATTCTTGGCATCTACTTTAACGATAGCATGTAGTGATTTATTTCCACTGTGTACCAAGGCTGCAATTGGTAGCTCCAATTCTTTGTATATGGCATTCTGCTTGTCAATCGGCATGCTGTCGGATTCGACCAGGGCGTATCTGAAATCTGTCACGTTTTCGTTTTTAGCGCCTTTTCCATCCATTGGATTGAATCGAATCCATGCGCCAGCTTCTTCGTGATAGTCACCAAGGACAGCTCCAATATCTCCATTACATTCTTGTAAGAGCTGAATCAACTCACCAGCTGTACGATCATATGCTCCCTTAGTTGGCAGCCATTTAACAATCTCGCCAGTTTCGGCGTCAGTTTTTTGGTAGCATTTGGTCACATAACCTACATTTTCGCCAGCTTCAAAAAGTGTTTCAAGGTATTTTATAATCTCCTGAACCGGATTCCAAATTGTCGGCTCATGGATTTCTTTACCTTCAATCCAGTCTTTATCAATGACACGATAATCACGGTCTATTGTATCGGTCCATCCTAACTCATGCGCATTCTCGCTATCATAACTAGACTGCGACACCCAGCCATTTTCTTTAGCAAGTTGGGTAATCGTGGCACCCGTCACGATAGTTCCAGCTTCTTCGTTGAAAGTATCCCATTTCTTGAAACATTCAAATTTCTTGTACCGGCTATCATTTTGCGACCAATTATCCCAGTCAGATGCCGTATATCCCTCATGCTTCAAGGCCATGCCGATATTAACCCATGTCTGGTAGTCTACCGTGGCAGGATTGATATAATCCAGCAACGGCAACAAATTAAAATCATTCTCTGCCACTGTTTTCTCCTTTAAAATAATAATAATTGCTTCTTTGGTTGATAGTTCATCCAAAGAACTTCTGTTCTCGGTAGCCCTTTCTCTGCAGTCGCCGAGAACTCCACCCTTTCCCAATTTAACAAACGTTTATTATACAAGTCGCTATCATATCCGCTTAGAAGAACGTTAGCTTTGGACTGATTCAACATTTCTAATAGTTCTTCGTGGTCACGGTCATCCATTTCTACTGAATATTGCTTTCTCGTCCTTGTGCTAAGGACGTAGGGAGGGTCTACATACATGCAGACATCTTCCCGACTATATTTCTCTATCAGTTCAATGGCTGGCCGACATTCAATCTGAACCTGCTTTAATCGCAATGTCATTTCTTGGATTAACTCTGGCAGATCATTCCAATGTTTGACTGCGTAAGCTCGTTCTCTGCCGTTAATATCCGTTTTCCAACCAGATTTTTCAATATTTCGAAAACCGTGGCTCATAACAGAACGTATGATGAAATTCAGAGCTTTATCAATCTCATTCTCTGACCGAACTTCCCAAGCATTGTCATAAATCCTTCTACTGTAAGGAGTCAGAAAGATTTTTTCGGCCAGCGCTTCAGGTTCCTGTTGTATCACCTGAAAAAGATTAACCACATCATCATTTAGGTCGTTAACTGTCTCAATAGCGCTAGTTTTTTTGGTAAACAATACCGCACCACTACCAAAATAGGGTTCTAGGTAGGTTTTGTGTTCAGGTAATAGTTCTACTATCCTACCAGCAAGATTCCACTTGCTACCTGGATATCGTAAAAGAGATTTCATACATCACCCCGGCACATATTCAGCTGGTCGCACGCCTGCTGGCAATCGCCATCCGTTTGCTGCGATACGATCAATCATATTTTTCGCTTGGTCAAATTGCCACATGCCCACACCTTTGAAACCACGACCTTCCAAAAATCGAATTTGCTTCGGTGTAGTCAAACCTTCCGATTGTCGCTTGTGCAATCTGTCTAAATACAACGCAGCCTTTCCAGCGTTGCCGATTTCGTCAGGAAGTATTCCGTATTTCTCAAGTGCTTTAATTTGCTTATCACTAGCAGGTGCCATCTCCCATCCGAAGTTAGGCACATAGTTCGACAAGTCTTCAGCATGGATAGACATTTCAAATTGCAATGGATCCACTAGCTTGCGTTTACGCTTGCGCATTTCTTCCAATTGTTTTGCCAAAGCCTCTTCACGCTGTGCGACGACGTCCTCGGTTGCCTTAACTTCCATATCTTCGAGGTCAAGCATTACACCAGTTTGCTCTTCCATGTTCTCAATCATTTTCTGAGCGACTTCTGGAGTCTCACAGATTAAGTGAGCTGGCCGACACAACTCGTGGCGTTCGGTGTGCCAGAGGAAGTCTAGCAAGAGCAATTCTTCCTTGCCTGGATGCAAGCGAGTCCCACGCCCCACCATTTGAGAATAGAGCGCTCGCACTTTGGTAGGCCTTAGCACAACTACGCAATCTACTGATGGGCAATCCCAGCCTTCAGTCAAGAGCATAGAGTTACAGAGCACGTTGTAACGGTCATTCTCGAAGTCTTCTAAGACTTCTGCACGATCCTTGGACTCTCCATTTACCTCAGCAGCGCGAAAACCTTTTGCGTTTAGAATATCTCGAAACTTCTGCGATGTCTTCACCAGTGGCAAGAATACGACTGTCTTACGGTCTGCGCATTGCTTGGCCATTTCATCTGCTATCTGCTCCAGGTATGGATCCAGTGCCGTTCCGACATCGCTCGCCTTGAAATCGCCTGCCGACATGCTGACATTCGATAAATCCAAGCTGAGCGGAATTGTTAAAGCCTTGATTTTCGATAAGTACCCTTCTTGGATAGCTTGGACTAGCGAATACTCATAAGCTAAGCTATCGAAGTAAGAACCAAGATTCTTCATATCTCCACGGTCAGGCGTTGCAGTTACTCCTAGTACATTTGACTGTTCAAAATAACCAAGGACACGCTGATAACCGTCCGAAATAGCGTGATGGGCTTCGTCGACGACAATTGTATCGAACCAATCGGGAGGAAATTGACTAAGTCGTTTCTCTCTCTGCATGGTCTGGACTGATCCTACTACAACCCGATACCAAGAACCGATAGAGGTATTCTCAGCTTTCTCTAGTGCTGTGCCAAGTCCGGTCGCAGTCTTTAGCTTATCGCTAGCCTGCTCTAAAAGCTCTGACCTATGAGCAAGGACAAGCACACGCTTGCCCTCTTTCACTTGGTCTTCAATGATTTTGGAAAAAACGATTGTCTTCCCGCATCCTGTTGGTAATACTAAGAGCGTGCGCTTGCGACCTTTAGCCCATTCAGCTTGAACAGCCTCCCGTGCTTCCTGTTGATAAGGTCTTAATTGCATCCCTTACCTCCTAGAACTGACCAGCTTGGTATCCAGCTTGTCCTTGTGGTTGTTGTCCAAAGTTCTGCGGTTGTGGTTGCTGGTAGCTTGCTTGTGTAGTTTGTCCTGGTTGCTGGTTTAATACTTTTGTATAGTCTACGTCTTCAGGGTAGAGCATGGATTTAACTTCGTTGTAATTGTTGTTATTGTATTGTCGGGTTCCGACCTTACATACACCAATTGCGCCTATGATGGTATTCCAGTTCATGCGAAGCGGTTCGCCTTTTTTCTTTTGGCCGATTGCAGCAAAGAAAGCAGATAGCATGCCTTCAGTTGAGCTGTGCAGGAACAGGTTGTGACGCAATTCCGTTTCGCCTTCGTTAGCTACAATCTTGATGCTGACGATAGCCTTATTACACGCTGGTAGTTTACCTGGATTTTGCGGATTTGGCGTGTGTCGTGTACGTTCCATACCAAGGACTGTAAAATAGTACAATCCGTCAGGCAAGAGGACGAAATCCGAGTCTTTTTCGATCGTATCTTCCCAGCCAATTTCGTGATCAAAGTTGTTGTATTGTTGTGTCATGTTGATTTCTCCTTTAAGCTAAAATAGTAATTTTTTTGTTGCTAGCAAGTTCATTTTTTAAATAATTTGCGATGCTTTCGACGGCTTCTAATTTCCATTTACCCCCATCTGCTTCAAAAAGTGCGAGATTCGCCGATTTGTTGATGCGGAAGATGAATTGACTAGCAGGCTGCTCTACTTCGTTGAAAGTACGATATGGTCGCAAGGTTACTGGATTTGGAGTTTTAGCTTGTGCTAAGCTTGCCACACCATCGCGAACTGTAGCCATTTGACTGATGCCATTGTCCTGTACTTCTGCACCTTTTTCGATTTTCAAATGGCTAGCAAAATCCAAAACCAAATTACGGTCTGCATCATTGATAAACATAGACTGCAGCATAATGTTGAATTCTTCCTGGTCACGCCAATTGCTGAATGGAATAACTGGGACAGATGCTCTTACAGAAACAAGTTGAGGACGTTTACCATTTTCAAAATCAACTTGATCATATACAGATACTTTTTGACAACTGTCCACGACAACTACAAGTTTACGATCACTGATGAAATCGTTATCTGACTTGAGATAATCAACAAGACTCTTGAGCGTCTGAAGCTCAAGGATAGGTGCATACTTACGAGGATTAAGTTCCTGTAAGTCATATTCATTGCTGTCAAAATACTCCTTCCCAGTTTCTGAACGAATGATTTTGTTTTCTTTACCCGCTAGTTCGACTGTGTAAGATAATGCTTCTTTGAGATTTTCTGTCATGGTTAGTTACCTGCTTTCTTTTGATTGTAATCAATGATTTTAGATTTTTCCTGTTGTTCCACTTTTTCGATGAGATCGCCAGTATCGGTCCGCATATCTCCGTTGTCATCAAAGTAAGTCTGACCAGGGATGCCGCTCTTGAGCTCATTTGCGTGAATTTTACCAGTGTCGTCGCGACCGACAATGACAGTTGTTGCAACGCCTTTTTGTGGCGCTAGGGTAGATTTGACTTCCATACCTGTCTTAACGACTGTACGCTCATCATCTGTTGACATCGTTAGTGTGATAGTGACCTTACGAGTTGCCTTGGCTTCTGTATTGAGATCCAGAATATTCTCAAGGACTTTCTCAAGTTCTTTATCAACCTTTTCTTGTAAGGCTGTATTTGCGATTTTTGACAAATCAATTTTAATAGTTTTATCTTTCATAGATACTCCTTATTATATTTTGCTATGATTTCTAATTCCCAGAATCTACATCGTGAAGGGAAGTTCAGGATCTGCTCGCACTTGGTTTTGAATAACTTCCATAGTGGCTTGCCAGTGTGCAACAATCATATCCCAATAATCAGGAGGGAAGTTTTCGATTGGCGTTCCTAACGGGAAGTGCCCTCGGATGTAAGCGACTTTTTGAAGTTCTTCTTCTGTCACGTTACCTTGAGACATGAGGTCCGTCAAACTATTTGGCAAGCTTGCATGATATTGTTCAGGTAATGTCTGTGGCGTGCTAGAAGCTTCATTTTGAGGTTTTTCAGCTACCTGCGACATATCGAGAGGCAATTCTTCTTGAACTTGCTCAGGGGCTTGCTGAACAGTCTGCTGAGGTTCTGGAGCGACTGCTTGAGGTTGTGGCGGAATAGGTTTCACTTGTTGATTCGCAAAGATATGAGCAATTCCAGCGTAATGGAATGGCATTTCATCAGGTAACCCATGTCGGTTCTTGGCATCCCAAGCTGGTCGATGGTTGGTATACATCACGCGCTCACCACCTTGCGCTTTTTTCTTGCCGTTATCAGTCGTCATGACCAAGGTCTTGTAGTTGGCGAATAGAACCATATCTGCCCATTCTTTTACGAGTGGAGCAGTCTTAGAGCCTGTCTTTTGACCAAGTTTCAACTCGTAACGGTCATAAGACCCCATTTCGTCTGGCTGTTCAAATTTCTTTATTTGAGCGTGCGCAGTCAATACCACGTTGATCCCCATATCAACCAAATCAGACAAGCTATTCAAGAAACGTCCCATTTCTTCTTGGACATAGGTGTAGCCTTTGCCCCAACCGAAATCTTCAATCCCTTGTTTTCCGTGTTGTGAGCATACGTGAGCTACTGCGAGTTGCTCTGCCCAGTCGACTGTGTCAACAATGAGCGTTTTACACTCTGTTGGGTTTGCCTTGATAAAAGCAATCTCATTGACTAACATGGTCCAGCTTGTTGGCTTGTCGAGTCGTGCTACATCCATGTTATCTGTCGAACCTTCCGTATCGATGAAGACTGGGTCTGGGAATTGACTCGCAAAGCTAGATTTTCCAATTCCTTCCGGTCCGTAGATAACTACCTTTTGAGCTCTCGCCCGTTTTCCTCTAGTAATATGCATGTTTTAGTCCTCCACGTTGTCGTTTAGCAAACCTTTTAGAAGCCCTTCGATATATTTTCGTTTCGCGTCTTCAATATCTTCTGTTAACTCTTCCGGTTCGTTGCCGTCTAGCGTTTTTAATGTGTACTCTGCTTCGACGACTAAAATTTCACAATCGAGCGCGTTTGCTAATTTTTCAAAGTCTTCTTTTTGGTTTTCGATTGCCTTGAGTTCATTTTTTGCAGCGCGTCTAAGATCATTTGTATATTCAACAGAATAAGCAAACGTTCCTGTTTTGCTTTTATAGTTGTTTATAAAAGTTCCTGTTTTTTTATTTCTTAATACTGCGAATTTGTCTGTATGTTTCATGATGTTTTCTTCTTTCTTTTTTTAGAATCCGCCTTGCCACCCTTGCGGTGTTTGAATTGTTTCGGGTGTGACGCTGTAACCATCTTCGATAATAACTGAGCACTCTCCGCCCGTTGAAACTCTTGTCGCGATAGCTTGCAATCCTTCTTTTTCAAGCCACGCTCCGAATTCTTGAAGAGTCAACTGATCCATTTGCTCTAGCTTATCAATAAGTACGAATCCACATTCTGGTTTTAATTTACGCACAATTGCGGTCGCAACTTGCAGCTGCTGACTACCAGACATGTTATCCCAGCGCTGACCGAGGTAGAGCAGTTCGCCGTCATCCACGGACAAGCCAGACAGTGGCAAGTCTGCGTTCGTAAGCAAATCTGTCTTCTGTTTACGGATGTCTGCAATCACATTGTCAAGTTCCTTGTATTGCTCGCGATAGCCTTTGGCATCTTCTTCGGCTTTATCTTTGTCAAGATTAGCACGTACTTTACGATTGATTTCGTCAATCTCTGCGATGCTCTTTTCGATTTCTTCAGTCGATTCATCGATGAGATCCATTGCGTCAGTATTTGCAATAGCCAAGTCCTGAGCCAATTGCTCTTCTTTTGTTCTCGCATCAGCCAGCAATTGTTCCAGCCGTTCCACTTCTGCAGTTGCTGAAGCGTGTTGATTTTGGATAGCTATCAAATTCTGGCGCTTGCGGGCGTTCTCACCATTCTTTGCAAGAATTTCTTGTTGCTGTTGGATAAGTTCAGAGATAGATACCAGCTCTTTCGGTGCATCCGGATAGTATGGTTGTTCTTTCGCGAACTTTTCTTTCTGGTCAGCAATCACACCAATTGCGTGGCGCTCGTCATATTTGGCTTTCTCCTGCATTTCCAGTTCAGTCAATTGCGGACCAACTCCGATGATTTGTAGTAAGGTTTTCGCCTTTTCTTTGCTAGTCTGCTCCATGAATTTTGGCAAATTGATAGCTAGTTCTTCCACGAAGCTATCCAGCAAGTTTTGACCAGCCTTGTTACCACTAGGGTCAATGACCTTGAGAGTGCTGTTCTTACCACTGCGCTCCACAATCAAGCCGTTTGATAGCGTGATTTTAAGACTAGGAGGGATTGTACTTCCTTCGCGTTGTGCTTGGCTAGGCTTGTACTTGTTGCCACCCAGCGCCCAAGCAATCGCGTCCAGCACGCTTGTTTTACCCTGATTGTTATTTCCACCCACGATTGTCAATCCAGTTGCAGAAGGCTCTAGCTTGACCGCTTTAACGCGCTTGACGTTTTCAATTTCCAGTTTGTTGATTGTTACCATTTTAAACTCCTTCTTCTACACCTTTCGCAAGTCCCACAGGTGGCTCTACATCATAAGTAAATTGCTTGTCTGAGTTTCTCAGATTCATGCGTGCGACATTACTTGCCATCAGCTGGCGTTCTTTCTGCTTCATTTCAGCGTGATCATCTAGTTTATTTACTAGTGACCACAGGATGATTCCTACGATTGTTACCAGGTAAATGTACTCCATCATCTCGCTTCCTCCTTTTTTTCATAAATCGCCACAATATTTTCAAGATCTGCTATACGCTGATTTGCTTGTTGGTATTTTTCTTGAAGGTCAATCAATGCTCTGTTTAAATCCAAAGCTACGATTCTCCAGTCAGTATTTATTTCTTTTCCCAACCAGTTTTTTATTTTTGTTAAAAAATTCATCCGACCGACCTCATTTTCTTGCTTTTTACCATTTCTTTTTTCCAAGCTTGAGTCCCACGATATTGCAGATATTCGTCAAAACCTTTAACCGTGACAAGCTGACCACAATCTCTAAGATGTTTTTGCTGACTAGGGAGTTTTTGCATTTCTCTTCTTCGGTCCCCTGCTTGTCGTTTTGAGCATCCAAAGATGTGTTCCAATTCTTCATCATTAGCAGAGACTTTTTCAATGATCACATCTTTAATTCTTACAATTTCAACTGCTTCCATTTTTGCTCCTTTCGTGTTATAATTCAGTTAGTTATTTTGATTAGTGCCTGACTTCTGTTAGGTGTTTTTTTACGCTACCGAATTTTAAAATCTTCAATAACCCGAGCAATGAACTGATTTGCTTGTGGATTTTTCAGCTTACCATTCAGGATATTAGTTACATCTTGACGAGTCATGCTATACTGTACTGCTAGCGTCGCCATCGTCAAATTGTGTTCTTTCAGATAATCTCTGATTTTTTGACGTCCACCATCCATATTTGGCATATTTCTCTCCTTTCTTATATTTTTCTCTCCTTGCTTTCTGCTTCAATTGTGAAAATCGAAGCGATATAATTTTTACACACGGCTATTCAAGGCGCGCTTCGTGATTTCGTCTTGGATAGCTTTTGTCATTGCTAAGCCATGCTCTGAAAAACTAGTGTTTTTCGAAACTAGCAAAATTGCTTGCGAATATGTCTCAGATTGTTGAATAGCTTCATCAGCGATCTTCTCAACAAAACTTTGAATATCGTTTTTTAGATTCTCTAAAGATATTAGAGGAGCTTCATTTTTCGACATTCGTCTCCCTCCTTTCTTTAAAAGTAAGAAAATGAGTTAGTAAATTATTTTATAAATTACTTGACAAAATTAATGTATAGTATTAAAATGAAAGCATAATTAAAAACCTTGATAAAACAATATCTATCAATTCTCTTGCTCGCCAAAGCTATTATTTTTAGATAAGTTTTTTACTTCGTTTTTTACTAACTCACTAACTTACAAAAACTATTTTAATACTTAGCATTAACTTTGTCAAGCGTTTTAATGAGAAATATTAAATATTTTTTGTCATGTTCTTAGAAAGGTTGATAAATCAATGTTTCAGACATTTGACAGAATAAAAGAACTTGCCAAAAAGCAAGGCCTTTCAATAAATTTATTGGAAGAAAAACTTGGTTATAGTAGAAATACTATTTATAATCTAAAAAATTCAAAACCGTCCACTGAACGAATTTCAGAAATCGCCGACTACTTCAATGTGTCCACCGACTATCTGCTTGGTCGTACAGATAACCCAGCAATAGCGAGCGATGACAATACAAATAAGTATCTTGGTCCAGCTGAGACTGAACTTGTCGCAGCGTTCAGAAATCAGACCCAGAACATGACCGAGGAAGAAAAGGTTCGTTTTAACAAGGCAATTGAAAGCTTGATGGTAACCGCTAAAACCCTGATGGACGATGACAGTAAGTGGAGGTAATTATGGCTAGAGAAATTATTTCCCGTAGACAGTACATCCAACACTGGGATTACGCTGTCCCGGTGATCGAAGCAGTGTCTCGACAGAATAATATTCCACTTGAACAAGTTACTTTTCAGCACATTATCCGTTACTTTGAACAGACTTACAACCTTCATTTTATCTTCTTTGAAAAGGACCCGTTTCCTATGCTTCCTTCAGCCGGTCTACTTGGGTCTGAATACATTAGATATCGAGGGCTTGTCAATAATCCAGATGTTACCTACTTGGATGATATCATCTGTAAACACAATGACGGCTTTACCATTTATAGCAAAGAAAAAGAAAAGTACCTTGTTTATATCAATCAAACACATATCAAAAGACGGGTTATCTTTACTATTTTGCATGAATTAGCCCACATCGCAGCCCATTTCAGTACAGGTCGTTCTGATGAGGTCGCCCTCGCTTGCGCTAACAACTATCAGAGTAATCCGCTAGAAATAGAAGCTAACACCATGGCCTCTCTCTTTTACATCAATAATAAGCGCATGGTCTGGCACCTCAAAAACAAGCACTCATACGAGCAAATTAAACAAGCAAATACAATCAGCGATAACGCCCTTTTTAATCGATTAGTTGATTTTGTTCATTATCGGATATTGAGTTATGATGAATATTTATTGGACGATCAACAGCAACGAAGAGTGGCCATTGACCTCGTTACAAAATACAAACAAGGGAACAATATCTTACAACAATATTATGATATTGACGTGTAATGTTAAAAGCAGATGTGATAGCTGGTGCATTGTGGCGAGGTATTGAGAAAAATAAAAACCCATAACCTCGTCGGCTATGGGTAGAAAAAAGAGCATAAAGAATTCTAAATAGTTATTATTTTGGAGGTTATTATGAAATTTTGTCCTGAATGTGGCAATCCAGTAGAAGGTTACAAGTTCTGTCCAAATTGCGGTTATTCTATCGCTAACCAAGAACCGACTGAACAACCTCAGCCAGTCAATAAAACAGCTTCTCCATCTCCTGCTCCACGAAGCAGAAAAACGGACAAAGTCGGACCACTTGAAATCGATAGATATAATCGTACCTATCGTATTCATGGAGCTCAAAAAGCAAAAGACTCTTCAGGATTGGTCGGAGGAGCAATTAAAGGCTCGTTAAAAGCAGGGCTTGCAATGGGAACGATGGGATTGTCTTTGATACCGTCCTTGGTTAAGAAAGATAAGAATGACACAGATTGGTATTCATTTGAGGATTTAGTATCATATGAATTGATTATCAATAATCAAACGGTTGTTTCTGGAGGAGTTGGTCAAGCATTGATTGCAGGCGCTATGTTTGGTGCGATTGGCGCTGTCGCAGGCGGTATTGTAGCAAAAAGAAAATCAACTTCTAAAATTTTAAACATGACAGTCCGTGTGACCTCAAACGACTTCACCAAACCAGTCGTATTTATTGACTTGATTAGAAAACCAGTAAAGAACACTTCGAAAGAGTACAAAGAAGCAGTCGAAAACGCTCAGCGAATCATGGGAGCATTGGACGTTATCGTTCATAATTCGTAAATAAAAAACCCACACTCGCAAAGTTTGGCGACTCTGAGTGTGAGGAACTTACGTATAAGAAACAACCATTCAAAAGGTCGTTTTCTTATACCCATTTTAACAAAAAAGTGAGGTAAACGCAATGTGGATGGAAGAACTTCCCAACGGAAAATACAAATTTTTTGAGCGATATAAAGATCCATATACTGAGAAATTAAAAAAAGTTTCAGTGACCATGGAGAAGAAAACTCCCCAGGCAAGAAATCAAGCTGCTATCTTATTGCAAGAGAAGATAAATAAAAAACTCAGCACAAAACAAGTAGAAAGCATTACATTTGAAGAAATCTATAACCTTTTTTATAAATCATGGGCGCAAACAGTAAAGGAATCAACAAAACACAATTATACTTTTGTTGATGCAACTATGAAAAAAGAAATACCATCTGACACTTTACTAGCTAATATCGATAGACGATATATCCAGAGCAAGATTGAAAATATTATTGATAGCAATGGCTATCATACATCTTATAGAGTCCGCAGCAGACTCAAAAGCATCTTCGATTATGCAGTTCAATACTCCTATATCGAAAATAACGAGGTTAATTACACGGTTATTCCTAAAAAGCCGGAAACTTTAGAAGATATTGAAAAAAAGCGCAACAAGTTTTTGACTATGCAAGAAATCAAAACATTAATAGACGCACTAAACAACCAACCGTATCAACAAAAATATGCCGATATGGTAACGGTTCTTGCTCTTACTGGTATGAGATATGGAGAGTTGACAGCATTACAACTCAAAAACATAGACTTCCAAAATAAAAAAATTGAGATTACAGGTAATTTTGATTCAGTAAACAAAATAAAAACATTGCCAAAAACCGTAAAATCCATTAGAACAATATTGGTATCAGATGCGGTTATAGAGGCCATACAACGTCAAGTGATCCGCCTCACTAAACGCCATCAGCCGCTAAAAGATGATGATTATATCTTTTGCTTAGAAGTCTGGAATAGCCCAATAACATTAGCATCTTTTATTCAAATTATAAAAAAATACGGTGCGAAAGCTGGAATAGAAAAAAATTTATCTAGTCATATTTTCAGACATTCTCACATCTCGTTTTTAGCAGAGTCTGGATTGCCTATCAAATCAATAATGGATCGTGTTGGTCATTCAAACGCAAAAATGACTTTAGAAATATACTCCCACACTACACAAGATATGGAGGGTAAACTCGTAGAAACGTTAGATAGTATTTTTTAATTTTGCCCCTTTCCTGCCCCTTTCATTCGCACAAAATAACAATAACCCTTGAAAATCCAGTATTTCCAAGGGTTATTTTTTTGTCATTAGAATCCGTCTACTTTTACAAATACCTTTACATCGTTTTACTATATCTTACAACACCTTTTAGAACGGCTATATTTTGAGCTTTTAAATAAATGTTTTTACACCATTTTACAGAGATTTACGACACTTTTGCCCCTTTTTTGCCCCTTTCAATCTGGTACATCATAGTTGAATGTCCTACGATGTCACGATATTTCCAGCTCATTACTAGGTAGTCTAACAACTCTTTATCTTCCACTTTGAAGTCCAATAAAATCAGTAGTTTTACCGTGTACTCATTTTTCAAAATCGGCACCTGGTAGGTCACATCCACCCAATGCTCAAAACCTAGATCTGTCTGCTCTACGCTTGCAAGTTTAATGTTCAAAATGTTCATATTCCCTTCCTCCTTACTTATCTATTCGTAAAAAAATTAAAAAGTAGTGAAAAAATCATTACTTTTTTTATTTTTAACAAAACACCGTTTTTGACAATAATCAAAAAATGAAAAGGATCTATTATTAACAAAATGGCGTTTTTGACAATAATACACCACGATTTCCTCTTCCTATTCTTCAAGAAAACGCTTTTTTGAACAATAGGATTGTGATTTCTATTTCTAATCGTTCAAAATGCGTGTTTTTGCAAAATAGAAAATCGCAAGCCAAACGACCTGCGGAAACATCATCTATTCTAAATAGTCTTTTTCTGTAATTACTTTTAATCTAGTAGAATAATTCTGAAATGTTGAGAATTTAAAACGTTTAGGATCTTCAAGTTTATTTCTATCATTTGCTTCCAAAGCGTGATTATAGTCTATAATAGCTTTTACCAACTTATTAATAATAGCTCTATCATTGTCCATTACTTTATAATAATCTTCGATTTTCCGAAGGCGGAAAGTTGTATTCAACAAATAACTTTCATCTTCTAAAATCAATGTTTTACCAATATCTAATCCTTCAACATATCCTTCTTTTGCCGAATTTCTAAGCTTATACTTCAACTGGTACTTTTTAGGAATGTAACTTCTAAATGGAATCAAGAAAGTTAGCCCCTGTATTTTGACAACAGTTACCGCAAATCCCCTTCCTTTATTCATTACTTCCTTTGTCTTAAAGTCATAATCCATCGCTTGAATAAGGTCGTAATCCTTGCACATTTCTAAATCAATTTGACCTAATTTTAACTTCTTACTTTTCATTCCTATTCCTTAGATAAAAAGCTCACTAAAAAGTGAGCAACATTTCCAATGAGATACTTCTGTTGACGAGCGCGTCTCTCCGCCCCCTCATTGCCTCAAGAAAAGGCTGGGCGAATCGAAAGGAGGTAGATTTTTCCTGTTTTCAATTCTACTTATTTTTGCACATTTTTTGAATTTTGTCAAACAAAAAAACCGCAAGCCTGAGCCTGCGGTGAAAGACCTATTCTTTGTCTTTGTTTTTATTTTGATTATTCCCTGTAAACAAACCAATTAGCCCTAGTGCAGTAGTTCCAGTTAAAACACTACCTGCAACTTGTTTATCTGTCGCTATTAAGTAAATTCCACCGATAATAACAACGAGGGCGATTAAAAAGCCGAATAACTGTCCCAATTTATGAGAAGAGATATTCCCTGATAAGTATTTATCTTCCATCTCTCTACGATGTTGGCTTTCTGCAATACCATTATCAATAATCTTTTGTGCAGCATCAGGATATAGCTCTTGATACCCTTTGAGGATATCTGGATGTGGTAGATCACCTTGATAGATTTCCAACTTCTGCAGAACTACTTGACGCTGTTCATGTGGTAAGCGCTCGACTTCATCAACAATATTATTGACTTCAATCAAATCTTTATTCTCGGTATCCAAATTTCATTACCTCTTTCTGAATGCCCATCGTTGATTTCTTGTAATCACTTTTGACTTTCTTCCAGTCTGGGACTGTATCAGCTTTTACTTTTGAAATGCTCTGGTTAAAGCTAAAAACAGGCAATACAATTGCTGTCATACCAAGTAAAAAAGACTTAAAGTATTGAGGTTGTTTTGTATTTTTTAACATACCAAATTCCTCCTACTCGCTCCATAATATTTTTTTGAATTAACTTGATTATGACATCTTTCTTTAAAAAAGTCAATGTTTCTTGCTCTTTTTAACGAAAAAATCCCCACAAGAACGAGTCCTGTGGGGTAGAAATACATTTTAGAAAAGTTTTCCTTTCATTTTATTTTTTAAATTATTTAGTTGTAATCAAGCCTTCTGGCTCAACTGTGAACTCTGGCTTGTCTGCCAGTGTTCCATCTGGTTTGAGGTAGTACCAGCCTGTCTTGTCGGCTGACTGAATAAAGGCGTTTGATACCATGTTTCCGTTCTTACGGTCGAGGTAGTACCATGTCTGCTTATGCTTAATCCAGCCAGTGACCATCTTACCTTCTTCATCGAAGTAATACCAAGCGTTGTTGATACGAGCCCAGCCAGTAGCCATAGACCCTGAGTCTGTGAACCAGTACCAAGCGTCCTTGTAGTTCAACCAGGTACTACGCTTCATGAAGCCTTTATCATCGAAATAGTACCAAACATCATTGATTTTCTCCCATTTGTTAGTTGGGTATGAGCCGTCTTCACGAACCCACCACCAACCGTACTGGTTCTGTTGCCAGCCGATTTCGACTTCTTCAGGTGGCACGATATAACCAACGATTTCACTTACAGAGCGCTCATTGTAGCGACAAGGGCCACCTACTTCAAGGTAGTCCCAATTGCCATCAATATTCTGCTCAATCGTCTTGATGGTATATCCGTCTGAGTCCTCATAGACAAGACCTGTATGCCCGTAGTTGACACCGTCGCCAGCTACGTATGATTTCACGAAGAACCAACCAGCCTTTGGATAGTCAACATCATACACGACTTTCAGTCCTTGTGAACGTGCTGACTCAAGCAAGTCGTAGGCATTGCCCCAAAGGGTCACACCATACCAATGACGAAGCCCGTAACAAGGTACGTCAGCACATTGGAAGCCATAGGCTCCATCATTATCCACTCCATCGCCAGCGTTAGCCTTGTCGATGAAGAATTGAATCATTTCCTGTTTTTTAGACATACCTATTCCTCACTTGGTTTCTTGTATTCAAGCGCTCGTGTGCTGTCTGTGATTCCGCTAGTCGTCGGGTCATTGACCAGACCGATAGCAGTCAAGAACACGAATACCGCATTGACAAGCAGAATCAGCTTGTTGCCGATATCACCCAAATCCAGATGATATCCAAAGACTGCTGCACCAGCTTGCAAGACAAGCAAGAAGGCTGGGATTGCAGTTAGCCAAAAGAATTTATTTTGTAATCGTAGTTTCCAGTTAATCATATTGTTTTCCTCCTTAATCATATTCCAAGAATGGACGCATCTTGTCCAAAATGACCGGATACATCTTCTTATTTCCTTCTGCAGTAGGATGTAGACCATCTCCAATGAAACGATTTCTGACACTCTCTAAGACAGGGTTTAAACCTGACTCATTATGCAGATCAACACAAGGGATAGCGTACATTTCAGATACTTCTTTTACCGCTCGAACATAGTCTTGTAACAAGTTTCCTTTATTATTTGGTGTTGTCTGAGCATTCACCCAAGTCGTACCACCACCTCTAAAATATCGTTTCAGAGGTGTCATTGTCATCACTTTCGCATTTGGACGATTGACAGCAAGCCATTCAAGAATGTACTTGTATGCTCCATAGAACGAACTCGTTCCGGTATCAGTAACATTTCCTAAAGTTGCATTATTCCCCCAGTCATTCGTTCCTCCAAAGATAACTACAATGTCCGCATCAGCTGGAATTGTATCGAGTCTGTTTACAAACGGCTTCAATCTATCTGTCACATAACTTGAAGTACAGACAGAGGTTCCGCCAATCCCTAAATTCGTGACTATGCTATTAATACCGTTGCTTTTACACCAGCTATCAATGTAGCGGTGCCATTGCCAACCTCCAGCGTTAACACCTTCAGTAATCGAATCACCCAAACAAGCAATTTTTTTGGTCTTTGTCGTTTTACTAAAAGTATTGATGTAGTAATTACCTGCGTTGTTGTCGTAATAACCAAGCAATACATCGTTGGTCGTGTTAACCTCGCCCCCGACAATTCGTTTTTGAGCCTTGTTAAACACGATAAATCCTGCGCTACCGTTAATAGAGACCTCTTGAGCATCACACCAATAATTAGACTTTCCGACTTTCACATTACATTTTGGGAAAGATAACTTTTTTAAAGATTTGTTGTACACGATATTCCCGTTAGGGATATAGATGACTGTATTGCTATAAGTCGCTATTTCTTCAGTATCCAGACCACCACTTCCTGAGTTTGGACGACTCTCTAACGTTAAAATCCTTTGTTTTAATTCGCTATCGTTGTAATTGGTAGGCAGTATTCTCTCACCAATTCCTTGGACAGAAATGCTAGTACCACTAACAGCAGTCACTTTCCAAAAACCTTGGTTCGTACGAGTAGTACCACTCCAGTAATCTTCAATAATATCTCCGACTTTAATACCGTCAGGGTTCATGATAGCGTCTGGTGTTATTGTCCTATTAACACCAACACCGCCTCCGGAAATATCACCTTTGGCAATGCGATATGTTGGTGTATTGTTATCTGGACGACTCTCTAAAACAGTCAATCGTTGCTTGATTATAGAATCGTCATACGGAATAGGTAATTCCGATTTCTTAGCGTACCCTTCAAGAGATTGATGTTCTGTCAGATAATGCTTCTCTTCAAGTTCTTCATGCGTGACAATCTGAGAATAATCTATCTCAGTTGCCTCATGAAGTTCTTCTTTAGTTGCGTAACGTGTCTTGATATCCTTGATATCCTTACCGATTTCCGTTGCTAGATTTTCAAGGTTATGCATATCAATCACGCTTTCGCTTGGTTATAAGTTGCTACTAAATCAAGATTGGCAATTTCATCTACACGTCCGCTAACTTCTGTTACTTTGCCGAGAAGTGCGCCGTTTGCATCTTGATCCATGTTCGTGATTTTTTCCGCAATCTCTTTCAATGTATCAAGATTTTCAGGCACTGACTCGCCCAAAATTTCAGCTTTAACTTCTGATTTAGCTTGAGTGACTGCCTGAGAAATAGCTTGCGTCATTGCCGAAGTCTCTACTTTAGTGCTGACGCTTTGCTTCACTTCCTTGACATCTGCTCCGACCGCTTGTGCGAATGCTGTTAATTTTGTTGTGTCCATGTTATTAAACCTTTCCTAAATTGTAGTAAAAAAGCAAGTCAGGGATTTCCTGACATGCCCCACCTTCGCTTACATGTCGTTCTGCAAGCTGTTTCTTAACTTCTTCAACGATATCTAATTCCTTTAATTTATAGATATCTTCCGTAACCAATTCTTTATCTGAGTCTTCAATTTCAATATAAGTATCTCTGTCGCTTGGGAAGATATACCCTCCAACCGAGATTTCCACTCGATATTTTCCGCTTGGTAAAATACTGTCTAAATTGAAATTGACAGAATGGCTAGTGACGGGAGCAGTTGTCTTCCACCTACGTTGTCCCTTTGTTAGAGTAATAACCGCATCTTGACCCTCAAACAAGGTCATGACACGATAATTCTCGTCTAATAACTCAAACCCAAAGGTGGAAGACAAATCCCCTTGCTTAATAAGGTCGCCACCATCAATCCGAGCCAAATTGGTTGTATTAACTTTGCGGTTGTTACAACCCATTCTGCGCCCCTTTCTTAGCTTTTACTCTGAATCAACGTTTTCAACTCTCTCACATCTTCACCTAACGACTTAACTTGTTCCGCAAGGACTAAGATAGCCTTGTTTTGTTCATCGTGGTTATCTAGTCGTTTGTTTGCAGACATCTTGAATTCATGCAGATTCTCGATGTCTTTCTCTAAAACCGTGAGACGATTCTCTTGTTTGGTCGCTCGGTCTTTCATCGAGAAATAAAGTCCGACAACAGGAATGAGAGAGAGAAAAATTTGGACAATTAAACGTTCAAATTCTGCCATAAACACCTCCATTATTGGTTAGGTGCAACTGTTGTAGCAGAAGGTTCTGTTGCTGTAGGAGTTACGGTAGCTGTCGTAGAAACTGCAGCTGCTGGTGCGACAGTCGTAGGCTCATTTGGTGCTTTCGGTGCATTAAACTTCCAAGTTGCTAGAACGCCATTCTGGTAAGGTGTTCCTTCAAGTTGAGCAAGGGTTTCTCCTTGATAAGTAAAGGACTGATTGGTTTGGATCAGGATGCGTTTACCTTCTCCATTAACTTCGACGTGACTTGGATCTTCAACTGCAAAGATTGCACCAGGCTCATAAACTTTACCGACTTCAGCAAGAGGGAAGAGTTCAACCATTTCTTTGTACGTCGTACCGTAAGATACTTTTTCGCCCATGATAGAATCTTGAGCCATCACTCGAACCACTTTATTAATGCGGTTCGCAAGTGCTTCAAGATCATTCTGCTTCGCTTCTGTTTGAGTTGCTTTCTGCTCTGTCTCAGCCAATTTCTGTTCAGCCTGCTCCAATTTAGCTTGATTTTCTTGCAGTTTAGCTTGAGTTTGTACAATAGCAGATGTAGGGTCAAGCTCTGCACGAACTTGCTCTAGGACTGCTTGAATGATTTTCTCATCAGAGTCGCCTAGGCGGTCTCCATCAAGTTCACGAGTGTAATACGTGAAAGGCTGTTCCTTACGGATAGTTACTACTGTTTTGTCAACTCGAAAAAGTTTGTTTTCTACTAAAAATTCCATGTTATTTACTTCTTTCTATAATTTATTTTTTTATCCACATAAAAATATTGCAGTAATTCTGGTACGGAGGTATCGGTGGTGTTGTATGACACAAGCCATCTTTGTGATTAAAAAACACTTCTGAAGCAAAGAATGAACCTGCAGGAGAATTGTTTTTGTATTGAGATACAATCATGTCGGATTTACCATAAAGCGCTGGCAACGAATCTGTTTCGCCACCACGCTTCGCAGGCGAAAGAGATGTGGGGATTCTAAAGATTTTTTTGTCGTACATCGAATTATTATTTGGAGCATTTTCTAGCGAATTTCCGTCAATTGCATATTTCAAAATTACGACATTACCAATGACATAAATTTTATTATCGCCTTCAAGAGCGAACCTAGATGGTCTTACACCACTCTCAAATTCCAAAGGAATGACTTTCATATCCAGCCTGGGCAACACCTGCCAACTTCCCCAAACACCATTGACTTTGGTTCTAACCGCAGTAAATGTATTTGCGTTGTCTACTGCCTGCTGCATGACGTTTTGGCCGTCGATTTTGGTTACAGTAACATAGAGCGGAGAACGTGAACCCTTTGGTGAATTCGTCAGTCCTGCTCCTGTATACATGCCCGATTCCACATAGCTATCCCAGTTTCCTGTAGCAGCCTTAGCACTGCCATTGTCATTTGTCAGTTTGGTTAGTTGAGCATTATTCCATCTGTTCTTATCCACGCTTGAAACATGAATAGTCGAATTTTGCGAATGAGAATTAAACTCACTCTTGCTCGCTTGTTCAACATTGGACACATTCCCTAAACCGACTTGAGACTTTGTAACACCGTGAGGGTTGTTGCGGTTCCCTGTGTGGTCTGTCAATGCACGACTATCTGCCTTACCATTCCAAGCTGTTCTCTCTTGTTGAGTAATGTGTTTTGTCGTATCTCTTGCGTGAGCGTCAAAATCGGTCTTGCTGGCTTGTTCCACGTTCGTCACATTTGCTAGACCGACTTGCTCTTTCGTCACATTATGCGGATTCTTTCGATTAGTAGTGTGAGCGTTGAACTCCTGCTTACTAGCCTGCTCCACGTTTATCACGTTTCCCAATCCTACCTGAGTCTTGGTCACGCCATGAGGGTTATTATGATTGTCTAAGTGATGTTGAAAATCAGACTTACTTGCTTGCTCAACATTCGTAACATTCCCTAGTCCCACTTGTTGTTTCGTTACATTGTGTGGGTTGTTTCGGTTTTGAGTGTGAGCAGCAAGGTCTGCCTGATTCGCTTTATTTGTTGTTTGGTTGCCAATAATCGCTTCAAGACCGTCAATGTCTGCAACCTTGTGACGATGGGTTGCGTCAGCTTTGTTTTCCCAACGCTGCGCATCCTCTGCTCCAATAATATCCCTTGATCTCCAAGTTTTAACCATCTGTTAGCACCTCCAATTTATACTTGAACCGTGTCGTTGTTTCAATCGGAACGTACACTTCTATCACTGATAGAACAATGTCTGACGCATCTAACAACTCCACTTTCGTAACCTCTCTTACCGAATCGGGTATTAAAAACTCTACAAAAACAAATTGCCTATCCCGTCTTTTTTGGATTGAGACAACTTGATTGCTATTTAATCTAGCTTTGCTTATTTTAGCTAATACAGTATCAGTAATCGAGGTAAATAATGTTTCTTTAATCACTAAATATAACCTCTTCTTCTGCTCCTTCGTATTCAAGAGCTGTCACCCCTACAACTGCATAACCAACTCTAGCAAAGTCTACCGAGGTCTTAAATAGCCGTTCTTTCAGCTTGACTCGTTCAGTTACTGTTGGAATATGCGTATATACCATGTTCGCTGGTTTGATTGCGTTGATAAAAACAACAGACTCTCTGAAAAGTCCGCTCGTTTCTGCACCAGACTCAATCAGTAAGACCTGATTAGCGAAATCTACTGAAGCCTTGTACTTCCCTTTGCCGAAAAGGTCGTCCAATTTGCGAATTAAAAACCACCATGAAAATGGTGGTCTCATATTGATACGCAACAAAACACGCTCTCTCCTCCACTCCAACGTATCGGTTGGGTGGGCAACAATATCGTAGACTTCTTCAAATTTCGTCAACGTAGGAACATCACAAAGCATAATGAACTGATTCTTGATAAACTGCTCTAGCGAGATAGTTCCATCTTTAAATAGAGCATTTTCAACCTTAACCAGCTCTTTCATATCCTTGACGCCCTCGTAGTAATCTGGAACGTATTCAGATAAGTTTACTTCTTTTGCCATTAAACAACCCTCACTGTTCCTTTATACGGCAATTGTTGTAATTGCCCTGTGAAAACAAGCGCTAGATCAGCTTCACGATTGTTCAATTTCATCTTATCAACGTTTGCGATGCCGTTAATAGTCAGTAGCTTAGCCATTAACTGCGAGCGATAGATTTTCATGCTATAGGTGTTGACATCTGAGTATTGCGCCCAGTTCTTTCTCAAGTCTAAGAAATACTGGTCTAGAGCCTTGTCTACCAGTTCTTTTACTTGATTTAGCTGATATCCTGTCATCAACTCAAGTTTAAACTCAATATCAATCGGGAAGCGTGTCGCAGTCGTAACCGTCACACGGTGATTGATAGGAGCAAGTCCAACTCCTTTTCCAGTATATTCAAGTGGATCCAGAACATTTTGCACCTTCTTAATTGTCTCAGTAGATGCCAAGTTTAAGTCGTTGTCTAAAATAACTACTTTAACCGTTCCTGAGCCATTCCAAACTGGATAAACCTGAACTGCACCAACTCCGTCAATTTCACGGACACGCTGAACGTACTCAATGAAATTACCGCCAAACGGCTTCTCATTGACGTAAATCAAGAAACGCTTCCGCAAGTCATCGTCAGTTTCTTCATCTTGACCGGATGTAACAATTTCTCCTAAGACTGCTGTAGCGAGGTTTCTGTAGTTCTCCAAGGGCAAGATATTGCCGTAATAGCGGTTACCGACAACGCCGCTTGTCTCACACTCTACTTCATACTTGCCTACTACATCTGTGGCACGAACAACCTTGTAGATGATTGCAGCTTCATCAAGAGTCGCAAAACGAGAGCCTAAAGCGATTTGTATACCTTCTTTTCTCTCGTTTTTAAACTCCGCAAAGCGTACCGCTTTTTTTGACGGATAACGATGTAGACCGAACTCTTCAACCTTGTAGTCTAGGTATTGGCCAATAGCAGTCTGTGGAAATGTATCTAGCAGTAGATTTTTTAACTGCAAATAAAAACCAGCTAACTCATAACAAGCAGGCGCTAATGCGTCATAGATGATAGAACCTTCCCGTGTATCAATATTTTCATTGACACGAGAAAGAGCGTCATTCATCAGATAATCAAATGTATATTTTTCTAAGAAATCACCTATCATTAATCAGCGTCACCTCCTTTTCAACTTTAAATAAACCGGATATAGTATGGACTTCAAAGACACAAAGCAAGCTGTCCTTGGTTTGTTGCTCGATGAAGAAATTTTGGACACTTTTAATTCTTGTATCGACTAACAAGGCTTGAGAGATTGTTCTCTCAAGGTCAGCTTTTACAAAATCATAAGGCTTTCCAATCAAGCGCTCCAATTCTACTCCGTAGTTTGAAGAGTAGATAACCCACTCAAACCGTTCTGTAAGCAAAATCTTTTCAACTGCTTGCCTCATGGCTTCTAAGCCGTCAATATATCCGTGTATTCTGCCATTTTTCACTTGATAAGTGTAGGATGGCAAAACAACTTCTTCAATGTTTCGTATATCTACCATCTTCACTCCATCCTTTGTAAAACGTAGTATAATTGCCCATTCTGAGCTTTAATCATTAAGACTTTGTCTCCTGCTTCAAGATCACGAAAAACAATCCATCTCTTGTTGTCCCCTTCAGTATCTCCAGTGCGTAGTTCTTTAACCATCGGACTTAAAACTAAAAAGGACTCAGGGATTTCAAGTTTATTATTAACCTTGATTGTCAGAGGAGAAACAGATGTGACAGAACCAAAAACAATGTCTGTTCTGTCTGTCCCATCATCTACTCCTTGCGCCAAAAGGCGTGCTAATAACTCTCCTGCCATTATTCCAGCGTCCTCAATTCTAAATCCATTGTATGCACCTTGTCCCACTTGTGGGTACATTTAGAGATGATGCCAAGACTGTTCTTCTTAATCCCTTCAGACTCTAAATCAGCAAAATCCAGTACAACACTGTTGCCTGCACTGATTCCAAGATGTCCTAAACAAGGAACTTTAAAAGTCTTTTTAGGATGATTCTTAGCTTTCAATAAGAGTTCAGCCTTTTGTTGAATCTGACTCTCATTCATCTTTTCATCCACTTTTTCGTGGTACTGCAACTTGCCCCAAAGAGCAACGTTTTTAGAGTCTTTCACAACGTAAACTTCACGCTTCTTACTCTGCTTGTTGTCTTTAGTCAGCTTCACATAGTTGAAACTGTCATCGATAGAACCTTCATAGTCAAAGTCTGTCGCCACGCTATCATCACCAATCACTAAGTCAGTAATCAGCGAATTTAAGGCTATATGCTCGACTGTACCAAAGTTATCCCTGATGATGTACCACATACCACCATGAATCAATGTTAAGTCCAAGGCGTTCTGGATCATCGCAAAATAAGTTTTCTTATCTTCGATTTTCTCAGGACACGTCCAGTTTCCTTCATCAACAACTTTGTACTCAAGTTCTGATATTTCGCAAATCTTACTGAAGATTTCATGACTTTTAGAGGCTTCAAACACGATTGTGTCAGTGTTTTTCAGGTACCTCATTCTGTCATAAGCAGTAACCGACCATTTCTTGGCTGATTTCCGCTTTTTCTTGAAAACTTTACCGTAAAAAATGCCCTTATCATCTACCTTAAAGCGAATAACATCCCCAAAGTTACAAGCAACCTGCGAGTCTATGATCATATCAAACTCAAGTTTTCCCGGCTGAAAATCAATACTGGTTTCCCATTTGACACCTCCGACCAACTCAGTGATATCAAAGACTTTACCGTCATTCACATCTTGAATCAGAAATTCCATCATAGGACTTGCACCGAATCAGCAGTAACCCAACCACGCCAACCGCCATCAAGCATAGTAACGTGATAAGGATGCGACCCTTTCATATTGATATAATTGACAAGTCTAGTTGCGTTTGACTCAGTTTGACCAGGCCCTTCTCCGTAGCTATCTCTATGAAGTTGCCCATTAACAAGCACCTTTGCACCGATAGTCACTTCTTTCTTAGTTGAGGGAGCCTGTTCTTTCTGAGGCTGACTAGCTTTCTTCTCTTCTGATACCTTCTTTTCGATTTTTACAAACCGAGCCTTGGCCATCTTGTACTCTTTGAAAGTGATGTCGTAGTAAACATCCTCATGAATACCAGCTTTTCTTTGTTGCTCGAAACTCTCAACTGTCGCAAGCATATTGATACCCACGCCAGAGATAATCAAACGACAAGGTTCTTTCCCGTCCATGATTTTCTTTAGGAGTCGAACATAAGTTTCAGGTGTTCCTGATTTATTCAGGACATAAGAGCGAAAAGTGTCTCTAGGAAAGAATGAAGTGAAAGTAACCTCAGAGAGTTTAGGAAAACTCATCTGGGTTATTTCTCCCAGCGCAATACTCGTTGTTGACTCGTTATTAGCGCTATTCTTTGTTTTTAGTTCCTCTGGATTGACAGGAAGTTGTGTGACTTGACCTTTGTACTCTACGAAAATACCAATCGCCATTTCTTTCTACCTCCTACGCAATTCCTAGGTCGCTATCGACCAAACCGATAATCTTTTCTTCAATCTTGCCAACTAGATCATTGATATCTTGTTCAGTAGCGCTATTTTTAGACTCATATTTAACACTAACTTGAGGTGTTAGAACTTGGTAATCAATGATGTACTTACGTTCTGCAACATCACGCATCATCTTAATATCTTCATCTTTCAGCTTGACTTCATCTTCAATCTTACCGACGTTACCAATGTTCTTGCCTTTGCCTAGCTTGTCTCCAAGGCCTTTGCCACCGCCACCTTCCGGAGCACCTGCTCCTGCTGGTGTTTGGTTCATTTGGTCAAATTTAGAAGCAAGTTCGTCTTGACCTTTCATCTTATCAGCGAAGCCTTGCATAGCATCACCAACGCCTTGACCAAAAGCCTTAGTACCACTAAAAGCATTGCCAGCAGTTGAGAAAGGATTTGTCATCCCATCCCACAAACTGCCTGGAGTTATCATGTTAGCACGCATGCCGTCAAAAGATTCATAATCATCAGGAGCCTCTCCTGGATTAAACATCTCTCCCATAGCACGGATACCATTGGCAAAACTACCGTCATTGGACATGTAACCCATTTCGCCAACATTACCTAACCCTAAACCGAGTGTATTCAAAGCGTCAATGATCCAGTTGATAGCTTTAATAGCCATATTGGCACCTGCTATAAAAGCATTACCGATAGATTGCGCCACATTGACTACCCCATCAACAAACGTAGCAAAATAATCTAATATAGTTCGAACAAGATTATAAAATAACTTTCTGATGGAATAAATCGGGTGCTTAAAGACATTTCTCAAAAATTCTGCAACTGCTAAAGCAATGTTGTAAATGGCTATGAAGAGGTTTACAATCGGTGCAATCATATACATGACGAGATTGATGACGAACATAATGATGTCATAAACTACCGTTCCGACAAAGACAAAGGCTGCAACGATAGCAGCTGCAACGTCTAAGAATGAAATTCCCATAGCGTTTAGAGCTGTAGCAATTAAGAGAGCGACGGCAATAATGCCAATCATAACTAAATAGACTAACGCCCATGGAGCCTGTGCAATCATACCTGCTATAAATATAGCAATACCTACTATGGTAGCTACAGTTGCGACCATCATCAAAGCAGTAATTACAAAGTTAATGTTCTCAGTCACCCAGTTCCAACCTGCAACAAAGAGATTAAAGAGCCATAAAGCGATCTGGCCAATCGCAAACATAGCGGTCTCTAAACCTGCCATGAAGTTTTGTCCAGCGGTACTGTTTATGAACTCTTGCCACGCTTGAATTAAAGGCTGAAATGCGTATGAGGCAACGTTACCAACCTGAGTCATCATATCAGCAAAGGTCATCGGCATTTTCGCAAATTCAGCGTTTGTTTCAACTGCTGAACCAAGCAAAGCGTCCTTAAGGATATCTCCAGTTAACTGACCATCTTTAGCCATTCCCCTCAGTTGACCAACGCTGACACCAAGGTGTCTAGCTAGTTTTTGGGCAACAAGAGGAGCGTTCTCCATCATAGAGTTAAACTCATCACCACGAAGAACCCCTGAAGCAAGCGCCTGTGTGATTTGAAGCGTCCCTGCTTTTTGTTGCTCTAAGCTTGCACCACCGATTTTATACAGTTTGTTCAACTGTTCAGCGAATGCAATAGCTTCATCATTGCTTTTAAAGGCTTCTCCAGCTTGTGAGCGTAGTTTAGCCACTGAGTCTGCCATGATACCGAAGCCAGTCCTTGAGCGCTGTGCTGCTGCCATGATGCTATCTTGAAGTTCTTGGCCTGTCTTAGATCCATCTTCTATCGTCTTAAGCCTTGCCATAGTCTGAATATAATCATCGCCTGACTTAATCAGACCACTCATTAAATTGGCCATTTGCCTCAAAGCTTGAATAGCAACCATGAAATTCAAAGCACGAGAAATAGAAGTCATTCGACCAAGCATGGATGTAGCAGCGCCTAAGCCACCAACAAGAGGCCCAGTCGAAGGAAGTTTGGGAGCGATAGGTGGCGCCATTTTAGGCGCTACAGGGCTAGAAGCTTTAGGCGCAGTTAAATTCTTAGGCATATCTGCTTTGACTTTAATCGTTGCAGTTTGCGTCATCTTCTTGACACGTCTATCCAACTCTCCGAACTTAGCAATAGTCCTGTTAATCGTACTGTTAATTCGGTTTAAAGGGCTTGAGAAATTATCTCTAAGCGCTAGTGTTTGCATTAATGTAGTCATCTTCTACCGTCTCCTCCTTCCTTTGCTTTTTCTTTCCATTTCTTTGTGTTCCTTTTCTTCTGCCTCTACTCGGATATCGATACAGGCAAAAATCAATGCTTTCTCACGTTTAGACAAGCTATCCAAAAAGGACGGGGTCCAATTGAATTGATGCAAACAGTAGTAGGCATAATTCAACTCTGCGTCCCCGTCCGCTATTCGTTTTTTGCTTCTTCGACAAGATCATTGATATCTTCATCAAAGCCGTTCAGCGACTGGATTTCTTGCATAAGTCGATTGTATTCCCCAATCTTCAACATAGTTTTCAAGGTTGCTGCTTCATCTCCAACTGTGTGATAAGACTCTTGTAGTTGAGCATCTTTTAAGTCTGGGGTAACAACGCAGGCTACCATCAATGAGTCAATGTATCTTTCATTGTTAAACTCAGGAATAGTCACACCTTGACGATTTTTCTTCTTGATTGTTGCACGTTTCTTCAATGTATCGTTTAAACTTTCGTCAATACTACGAATGACAAAAGGAGATTTGAAACGTTCCATTGTCACTTCTTTAGTTTCATCTCGTTGAACGTTTTCTAGTAAAAAGTCTGAAATTGCCATTTATCTATCCTCTTTCTAACCTAATTTAGGCGCACCGAATTTTTCTAAAATATCCACATCTTCGAAAGTAAAGTTGACTTCTTCTTCCAAGAAATCATCTTCAACTTTCAATTGTCCCATTACAACTTCATCAAGGTTACATTCACGCAAGATAGTTGTTTGACGACCGATTGAACTAGTAGAGTCGTTATTTGTTACTTGAATATCAAAGAATGTATCACGACCATTCTTCATGTAGTCCAACATCATTTCCTTGAATGTTGAAGTGACACCGTAGATTGTCATCTTGCCCTCGCCCTTGAAACCAGTCGCTTTTACCTGCGTACCACGTTTGTTAAGGGTGCGGACTTCTTCTTTGTTCTTCTTAACTGTCGCTTCAAGTTCCTTGATGTAGAACATGAACTCGTTTCTTCCATTGACATGAATAAAAGCGGTACCTTCCTGACCGCTAATCACGTCACGACCTTTCAAATAAGCCATGCTTTCTCCTTTTCTATTCTGCTACAACTGTCATATACAGTTTTTCCATGCTGTCCACTGGTTTAACTTTAACGTTAACCACTACAGACTCTTTCAACTCACCACGAAGTACCTCGATGTCTTCAACTTTGAAGTCTTCAATCGCACCGCGAGCCTCAAGGTCTTTGAAATAGCGAATACGGTTCGCTTTAAATGCTTGACGTCCATCTTCGTTGTTGTCAACTTTCCCAAGGAAGTATTCAGAAAATACATATTTTGTGTCATTTCTAATGTCGTCCAAAGTCCGAAGTATACGGTTTTTTTGGAAATCTTGATTAGTTTCTGATGTGATAGTCACAAGAGAGTTGATATCTTTTTCAACAACTGCTCTATCACGTTTGTTTGTGAACACAAAATGTCCTTTTTGAAGAGCAGCAATCGTTTCTGTATGGCTCAAACGACCTACAACATCAACAGAGTCTTCGTACTTCTCATAAGTCAATGATTTCTCAACGCCAGCATTTGCGCTTGCTGCTGCAACCCAAACAGTCGCTTTAGTCTTATCAATAACTGTCTTATCAGACAAGATAACACCGTTTTTAACGTTGATTACCGCTTCACTATCTGCGTCTGAGTCCGCAACAACCAATTGAGCGCCAAGTCCTTCATCTTCACGCATGCGTTTGATAAAGTTGATAGCTGCTTTCTTGATAGAATCGTCTTCTACTGGCAAGGCCATATAGTTAAACTCAACTGTTTCAAGCGCCTTGAAGTATTCTGAGTAGTCTTGGGTTGAGACTGCACCGTCAGTACCGCCAGTTAATTTAGCACCAGCCACCGCTTGCAGTTCGCCAGTTCCTGAAAATTCAACTAGATCATTGTTTTTCAAATCAGCCAAGACTTTTACAGTTTGTGAGTCCATAACAACAGTATCAAGGAACGTGACAACATCAAATGAACTTGAGTCGTCTACGTTCGTTTTGACTGTTACTGTAATGTCATTCCCACGGACACCGCTATATTTAGCTTGAGCCGTTACGTTGTCTGAAAGGTTTACGTTTGCCTTTTCACCTGTATTTAGACGATAAAGCAAGACTTCGCTAACACGCTTGAATGCTTCATTTAGCAACAAAAGCTGTGGGCTTTCTTGCTCATAGCCTAGTTTTTTAAATAGGTCTTCGCCACGTCGGATTTTCATCAATTTCTTTGATTCGCCGAAGCTGAGTGCCAACGGTACTGTTACGACACCATCACCACCAAGGCGAGTCATTGCGATGTCTTTTGATTTGACGTTGATGTAAGCACCTGGTCTTACTTTATTTTGACGTTTCCAAATTCCACCTGCCATTAGTTAATCTTCCTTCCTAGTTCGTATTCTAGTTTTGCTCGTGCTTCTTCCAAACTATAAGACTCTTCTGGGTCTAAAATAGCCCCCAAGATGTCTTTTTCTCCGTTGGTAAAAGCGCTACTTTCCAAAATGTCCGCAGTAGGGAACACAATTCCGTCTACATTATCCATCTTTTACCTCTTCTTTCACTTTCAATTCACGTTGTTTGATATCTTCCTCTTCTAACTTCAAGCGTGTGCTTGCGTTAAAAATACAATGCAGAACGTTGTCAACCACTTCATATTGACGGTCAAATAAATGAATCGTCGGCAAGTGTAAGAGTTTATAACTCAATTCTTCCTGCATTGCTAAACACTCGCTACGCTTTTTCTTTGGAGGAAAATAAGACAAATCCACTTTAGAACGTACTTTCACATATTTATTGGCCTCTGGAGTGTACTTAGTATCAACAACATGGATAAAAAAACAAGGCTCTTTAAAACCTTGCTCTACTTCATCCAGATAAATCCTGATGTCAGGATATAACCCCTTGATATGACTAACTAACTCCTCAACCAACCGAAAGCCTTTATTTGCCATTTCCTAACACTACCTTTCTCATAAAGCCATCATACTTATCACGGACACGCTTCTCCATATCGCTTTTAGTATCTTCAACCGTTTTATGAAGGAAATATTGCCCTGGAACAAAGCCACCATTGACTGTCTTATGCCCGTACTCAACGTGTGGGGCATAGTAGACCTTGTTATAAACTTTCTGCTTATAAGTCCGTCCAGATACTTCAATATGGCTTTTAGACCAGCTTTTTTGCAAGGTTCCGCCTTGTTTACCATGAACACTTGCCCAAAATTTGACGTGTTTGCCATCTTTGGTTGTGAACTCAACCCAATGATCCGTATAAACACCGACAGGTGTTCTCTCTTTCACTTTGGATTTTAGTTCTGTACCTTCATAATTCAAGGTCTGTCTCATAAATCGGTCTACTTTCGCATGATTCACATTCCTGTTGAAGTTGTTAGCAAACTTAGCGAAACTACGATAATCAAAACTGCCACTCATGACTTGCCCTCTAGCTTTATAGCAATTTCTTGATGTGACCAATACTGACCAATAGGCACATTAGACCGTGTAAACACTTTAACGTGCCCATTTCTATCAATCACCTCAATCTTGCAACCTGCAGGGATATCATAGACAACAGAGCAAAAGAGTTTCATATCATAGCCATTGGCTTGATAGTCGCTCCCGTTCGTTGAACTATTGCTCATTTGCGAAATCCTGCAAGGAATGTCCTCTAATAGCACGCTTTCTGACATACTGGTCAAACCGTCTATCTCTTGCTCTGTATAACCTTTAACCGTCATTTTACAGTCATACAAGCAATCAAAGACTGTCTTAGCATATTCGGTCATAGTAGCTTCCTAAAACGATTCAACTGACGCTTGTAGCGCTCAAGTGATGACGGCACTTGTTTCATTCGTTGAATCATTTCATAAGGACTAACCTTTTCGATTGTCGTATCACCCATTTTGATACTTTTAACCGAAAAGTCTTCTGCGTCAGCTTTTTCAGCAAGAACACTTTGCTCCTTGACCTTGTCCAGTAAGTCGTTGGTCATGTCTATCCATACGTTCTCTAAATGTCCAGGCACACTGTCTTGGTGAATATAATTCAAAATCTCGTTTTCTGCTTGGGTTAAAGCGTAATGGAGAACTTCCATGTCTTTGAAATAATTATCCTGACGCATTTTCCGAACGCATGAGATCAAGTACATTGTGTTGTCTTGTTTCAATTCTTGAATCATATTCTGTTACCCAATCTATTTGCCAATTTTGTGTTTCAAAGCGATAATACCGATATTCTTAGGCTCGTAAACACGTTGCCAGTTCTTGAATTTAGCCAAGTCAGCATTTGATGGAGTGATGTTTCCAGCATCCACTTCTGCGCCAGTCCATTTCACGCCGTAAGGGTGCATAACAAGGGCGCGACGAGTGTAAATCATGTCGTTGCCTTTAGCTGCTTCACGAGAAGTTTCAAATGTAGTCAATCCTGATGGATTTCCTGTATTGAGACCGATTGAACCTGTGCGGAAAAGGTATGATGTATAAACATCTCCTGTTGGTGCAATACCATCATCGATAATGACACGGTAACCAAGGTAGGTTGGAATGTTGATAGTCGCAGTTGTTGGCTGGATGTATTGAATCAAGTTATCTTTTTGTAGTTTAGTGTAAACCGCTGAGTGCATAGCAATAGCAGTAACTTGATCAGCAGAATCTCCAAGCAATTGTTTAGCGTCCAATACCATAGCTGCATCGATACCAGTAGACGCTTTTGATTGGTCTGATACGTGAGTTTCTTCAAGCGCACCTTTCTCTCCACCTGTTCCAGTAGCAAAGATACCATTCAAGGTAGCAATCAAGGCTTTTTGGTCTTCACGTAGCCAGTAGGCACCGATACGGTTCAAGATAGCACGCACTGGGTCAGAACCAGCTACAATACCAGTCAATTCGTTGGCAGCCCAACCACGTCCACGATAAAGAACGCAGGCAATGTCTGCTCCAGCAGTGATTTTGCCAGTTTCTAGGGCTTTGTCGCCATTTCCGAGAACTTCAGAATCACCAGTAAGGTCATTCCAGAAAGGCATGTTGACCAAAAGACCACCAGATGTAATGTTTTTAGAGACACGTTCGTCTGATACTGCAATACCACTTTGAACGAAAGCAGATTTAGCAGCAGTGTACTGTTGCATGTAGGCATTGTACTGTTGAGGTGTAATCGTGTCTAGAATTTTTGTAATTTCATTAGCCATTAGTTATTTTCTCCTTGTTGTTCTAAAAATTGAGTTAGGTTGACATCAGGATTGCTCAAAGCAGTTTCCCAATTCCCTAAATTAGCACCTTGCCCATCGCCTTGATTTGGCGTATATTGGGCTTGTTTCTCCCCGTTAAAGAGATATGGACTCTTAGCACGCTGAGCTTCGATTTGCTCAGTTAAGCCAATCAATTTGCCATCTTTCACAGAGATTTCGTCTTTGTTTAAGATTTTCTCAAAAATTTCTGCGTCTCGAACGCCAGCTTTTGTCAATTCAGCATCGATTAAGCGAGATTTGTTCTCATCTGCCAGCTTCGTCTCAAGAGCTTCTGTATCTTGCTTGTACTTAGCTTGTAAGTCTGCTAGCTTTTGCTGAATATCTTCAACATCTGCGCCTTTTTTCTTCAAATCATTCAAGTCTTTGTCACGTTGTGTCAGCTGTCCACGCACGCTCTCCAATTCACTTTCTTTACTTGCTACATCATCCTTTAATTTTTGGACAGAAGCACCATACAAAGCGAAGACTTGAGAAATTTGGTCTTCAGTTAAGCCGATGTTTGCTAATTGTTCTTTTTTCATTTTGAAAATCCTTTCCTCTACGCTAGGCTTTTTAGGTGTTCTCCATCACCAGTCGCTCCGCTTTTGTTAGGACTACGGACTTGTCCAATGTTTGAACCTTTTAACGCCATGCCCAGGGCGAAAAGAAAACCGTACGGGATTCCATACGGTTAGAGCATAAGAAAACCGCCTCGATTTCGATGCGGTTAGAATTGTGATATAAATAGCAGTCTATTCCTGCTAGTCAAGATGTTGGATCGCCTACTTTCTGTTTTTTAGCCATGAAAAGTCATTATCAACCAAAACCTGATAAAGAATTTTCCCAATTCGGTCTGCCTGCTCTTCTTCATGATTTATATAGCCAGCTTCAACTAAAATACCATGCGTAATTTCGTGAATAAGTGTCTGATCTTCGATTTGTTGACTAGCTGAGTCGTCTAGAACAATCCTGCATGTCTTGTACTCAATATGCCCCCATTCTCCTGTTCTTCCCTGTAAATCAGTTATTTTTTCGATTTCATAGACGATACCACCTATTTTTACCTTATCCATATTAAGTTTATTATCACGATTCATTTCTTCAATCCTTTCTGAGTACGAAAAAAGCACTTAGATTTCTCTAGGTGCTTATTTATCTAATTGGTAAGCCTTTTGCGTAAGCTTCTTTAGCCTCCACAAGTGTCATTTTATTAGGACCGCCATCGATATTAAATGCTCCCGTATTTTGCCAATGACAAACATCACAAATATCATAAGTTTCTACTAAATTTCCACATACGGGGCAATGCACATGTTCCCATCCGTCAATCATTATTATATTCTTTTTTATAGTCGTCATAGTAATATTCCTCTCCATCATCTGGCTTAAACATAGTTGTTATTCTCGCTTTTCCTGAGGCATTTCTTTTCCCAATCGCAATTGTCCCCGTTTCTCGATTAAATCGAACTCTTCTTTCTCCAGTATCATAACCTATAATATTTTTAGAGACAACAGAAGATAATAAATTTCTAGCCAATTGTTGATATTCTTCAGGGCTTTCCGCTCCGAACTCTTTCCCATGACTTTTGAAATGTCCATTTAAAGATTTCTCAGTAGGAAACTTGGACTTTGCCCATCTGATGCGGTCTTTTAGTTCCTTATATCCCTCAGCATCATTATACTTCAAATCATAGAAGCCTGCAAATGTTTTGGGCATATTTTGAGAGCCTAAAACCTGCCTATAAGCTATGAACTGTTCCTTGGATCTGCGGACTCTGTCCTTTTCCAATCTTTCAGCTTGTAGCTTGTCTTTGATGGCAGTCTGACCATACTTATCAAGCTGCTGCTTTCGCCAATCCTTGAAGGTCTGACCACTATCTACCTCGTAGCCTTTTCCTGTTTCAATATCTCTTGCATAGCGTTTCCCACCTTTTTCTAAGGCAGGAACCGTTGTACATCGACAGTGAGGGTGCATGGTCGGGTAATTTACACCTTTCTCTGCATCCTTAACAAGAAATACCTTACCGTCTAACTCTCCACAAATAGGGCATGTGTGAACCTCTAAGGTCGCCAGATACCTGTACTTCTTGATATTGTCGTCCTGATATTCATCCAGCGTTGCCTGAGCCTGAATTCCGTTCGTTTCCGTCTGCAAAACAGTCACTGCACGATTACGAGCACGGTCGAACTCAATTGCTAGAAGTTTACTTGACTGGTCTACAGGATAACCTCGGTTTAAATCATTGGTTACAAGTGACTCTACTCTACTAACCAGTTCGTCCATGTTGCTACCCCAAACACGCTCAGAGAACCGCTTACCTTTGAAGTTTTCCTTGATTGCCTTTTGAAGATACTCTTCTTCTAGACGCTCAGGCTTGAAATTCGGTTCTCTTTTGGTCTGCTTATGGTAGTTGTAAGCACGATTTAAGTAGGTTTCTTGGTAGGTTTGCTTGAGATGTGTTTCTATTCGCTTATTGATTTTACCATTCATTTCAGCGATATCCATCTCAACACCAGCAAACAAGGCATCTGCATTTGTTTTGACCTTTATTGACCTTGACCACTCTGTTAAATCAGGATGTTTCTTAACAAAGCTAGCAATCTCTTGCTTGGTTTTCATTTGGTCAGTCTTAGTCAGGGATAACAGATAAAATGGTAATGAGTCGCTACGATTTTTAGATACCCTCTCAAACGCCTCTAAACGCCCTGTAATGCGTTTTAGTGTTCTGTGGTATAAATTATCGATGTAGTCTATTATCTCGCCGAGGTCGTCAATCTGAGCCAGCTCATATAGCAATCTGTCTTTCTCTTCTCGGTTGAGGTCATCGAGAGATTCGATGAAAGCAATCTTCTCTTCTTTATTCAGTTTCCGACTCATGCTCTACCTCTTCCATGTCGTAGAGTTTTTCAGATTGTTCCTCTTGGTCAGCTTTCTGCAAGCGTAGTTCATCCTGCCAATCTTCTACAATTGGATTTGATTTAGCTACGTTCTCTCTTGATGTGATAGTTGCAAGAGTAGAAACTACTTGAGCCATTTCTGTATCATTATTGATTGAGTTCCGTGTCCATGTTTGCTTGATTTTGAGTTTGTCGGATAACCCTAGATGTTTCAAGATCATCTTAACAAGCGTGGCATATCCACTCCTAAACTGAGTTTCCATATTCCCAGCTTTTAACTCTAAAAGAGAGTAAAGAAACTTCAAAGCAACTCCAGAACTGTTACCCAGCTTATCTGTTTCAGGGTTAACCCCTTGGCCACTAATAAAGATTTGTTTCTTAGTCCGCTCTAAAATCAGATTTCTTGCTTCGGTTGGAATGTCAATCGCAATGGTTGTAACTCCTGATTGGTCTCCCATGCCGTCGTTGTCCATCTTAATCATCTTGTAGCGTTTCAAATCTTCTAGAAACTCTTGCTTGTCCTGCCCACCGTAGTTTGTAAGAACAAAGATAACCTCTTGAACATCGTCTGTATCATTGACAAACCCACTAAAAACCTTGTCGTAAACGTCAACTAGGTCTTTGATTGGCTTCAAGTCATTGGTCTCAATTTCGTTATTCTTGAACGGAATAAAAGGAACAAGGCCAAAATCATGTTTGAAACTATTGTCGCTTGAGCGGTCTCCATTCATGGTATCAATCAAAGAGATTGCTTGGAATGTTTCTAATCCTTCCAGTGGCTTATTTTCTTCGTGCCGATAGAAAGAGCACTCTTTGTCGTTCCAATATTCGTAAACAGTGTAATTTTTACCATCTGTTTCATCAATGCTAGAGTAAACTCGCAGTACCCCAATCAACTTCTTATCCAAAGACTTTGAGTAGATAGGTATCACTTCTTTTGAGTCCACGCAAGCATATCTAAACGAGTTATCACTAGCATCTTTCCAAACGTGAAGCCAAGCGATACCAGCATTTCCTGCATTAACGCAAAGTTGCTTGCTGATACGTTCATAATCGTCTCCTAAGACGTCTACAATCTTATCATTAACGCTTTTATCGTCCACATCAAATGTAGGCGGATAGGTCAACGCATAAGCCTTTTTCTGGTCAAGCAATAACTGGTGCCAGTTGTGACTAATACGATTGTCAGCATTACGAAAGGCATTATCTTCTGCTTTCGCTTCGTTCTCAGCTCCTTTTTTATCGGCAGGCTTACGCTTTCGTTTAATATCATTCTCGTTACGATAGTATTTCTCGGCTTCAGCTGCTTGTGAGACAAACTTTCCATGTTTGACCATCTGCGACGAGATTATATTTTTAATTACTTCTATTTCCAAACAGTCATACCTCCTGACTTGAATAATACTGTATAGCAGAAATAACGTAGGGCGTCCATTGCGTGGTCGAACTGTTTGATAGGCTTGTCCTCGCCATTCGCAGAGGCTTTCTCGTCCCAGACATAAGCGTGGAACTCTTTCAACGTATTCACACAGTTCTCATGCACTGCGATTTTCTCTTGACCAAGCATGGAACCGACAAAACGAATACCTTCAAGGACGTTATTTCTAGCTTTTTTGATTCTATATCCTCGCTTCTTCAATTCAGCAATGAATGAAGAAGCAGACGGGTCAATAATGATTCGTTCGATGTTCGTATCTCCTAACCAAGCAGTTAAATCATCAGCATACTCGGCATTGGTTTTCTGTACGTTCTCGTCACGACCTGAGTAATAATATTCTCTTGTCAAGTAATACTTGCCATTGATGTCTTTTTCCCATAAAAGAAAAACGGTCGCATTCTGCGTACCGTAGTCGACTGAAACATATTTGCCCAGCTTACTCATTTCTGGCAAAGTTGATACAACATGCTTATCCTTACTGAACATATCGTAGACAATACCTTCTGCAACCGTCCAAAGACCTTGAATATATCGCTGATAGAAAACACCTTGATATTGACTTCTATAACGCTTTTTGATGTTCTCTGAAAGAGAAAGGTTATCGTCCATGTCAAAATGCAGATAAAGCATGTTCTTTGTTTCTGCTTTGTCTATCCAATTGACTTTAAACCAATGATAAGGCCCGTCTGGGTTGCAGTTGAACCACCACTTAGAACCTATCACAGAGCACCGCCCTGTACCCTGGTTAACAAACGACTCTGGCATAAGCGCTACTTCATCAAAAAAGATACCTGCCAGCGTTAAACCTTGAATAAGATCCTGTGAACTTTCGTCCTTACCGCCAAAGATATAAAAATCATTCGACACGTCTCCTTTTGTGATTTCTATCAAGTTATCCGTCCGATGATAGACGTAGCTAAAACCTCTTGACTGTATCATAACCAATAATAGTTTCAGGACGTTACGGTTGAAAGAGCCGATTGTCTTCCCACACATGGCAAAGTTCTGATGGTTGAATGATGTCATCGCCCAGATAACAAAAGCTAGGCTCATAGAGACAGTCTTGCCAGAACGGATAGCGCCATCAGCAATAATGCCTTCTGATTCATGAACCGGAGAGTTCCAAAGCCACCAAGTCAACACTTTCTTCTGCTTTTTGCTAAAAGGTTGAAATTTGAATGTATTGGTTTGCGTTCTTAATCTAGCCAAGTTTCTTCAACCACCCCTTCTAGAGATTTAATAAAGCCATCATCATGTATGTTTTCAGGCTCATTGTCAGGCAGTTTAGATTTCAGAATCTCAATTCTCAATCTCTGCTCCTCTGTAACAAGGCTTGAGCGAGTCAATTCATCATATGTTTTAATCATATTTCTAAGTTCTGACTGTATTCTTGCAATTGCAGCTAAAGCCTTACCCTGCTTATCCCAAGCAGTGTGAACTTCATAGCTTTCTCCGCCTTTTGCTGTGCTTGCAATAAGCATAGTGGTTGTATCATCAACGTCCTGAACGTACAGAATGCGCTGGGCATGTAAAAGATTAGCATAGGTTAGCTGAATGTTCTCCCAAAGAATATCAATTGGTTGCTTATCTGCCAGTTGCTCGTATATCTCATGCACTCCTTGCGGTAGATACTTAGCAAACAGGCCGTGTTTAAGGGCATTTTGCGAGCCTTTAGGCGCTCCATGACCAACTGCGTTCTTATTCCCTTTGGGTGCACCTCTTGGATTTTTGGGTGCACCCTTTTTTATACGAGTCCAATTATGCCTACGTTGCCATGATTTGACTGTGTTGATTGAGACATCATGTTTAGTAGCAATGTCTTTGTACTTCATTCCTGCCTCATAGTCTTTGCGTGCTAGTTCGCTTTTTTCCATGCCCTCCTCCCTGATTTGTTTATTTTGTAAACTAAAAAAGCCACACGATGTGCGACCTTCTTAAGACCTCTCTCTGCGAATTGGAATCGCAATTGGAACGACAGGACTCGAACCTGCCTACGTTTCAGACCCTTTATAGCCATATCGCTCCACCAACTGAGCTACGTTCCAACTACAAGGCGACTACTACCTTGCGTGTTAATTAGTAATCAATTTGAAAGTTTTCCTTTTTTTTATTTTTTTGTAGTCATTTAAAACCTCTAGCGGAATCAAACCGCCTAGCTTATAACTTACCTAGGATATAATTAGCTACGCAACCATGCAAGGTCCAGTCGCTCCTGCAACCATTTTTAAGTTAATGAGTGATATATGAATGCTAAGCCTACTGCCTACCCCATTTTGGGACACAAACACTCAAACGGCGATGCCCGGAATCGAACCAAGGGAAACATAGGAGAGAAACCACTTACCTGTCACCGCCAAAACGAGGCCGAAGCCTCAGAAATAAAATGAAAAATATAAAGGAGACATCAATGAACGAAATAGAGGGAGGAACTCGAACCCTCAACGCCTTTACGACACCCTGATTTCAGGTACCTCTCTTTTCAATCCTTGACACTACCATTCTAACAGATTTTAGACTTCATGCGCATTCACTTTAGCTCACTTTGTCTATGATTGCCTCCTCTAGTTCGGACTCGGCCTGTTTGCGTAATCTGTAATAAGTTGCCTTACTAATTCTCAAATTGTCGCAAATATCCTCAATGTAAGTCTTAGTAATGTAAGTCATTCTAAGGACAGACCTGCTTTTTGGATTTTTAAGCCTATTGATCATTCTACCTAATTCAAGTTTTCTGTTAATAACCTCTTTAGTATCCTGCTCTATAGCCTCTTTCATCACTACCAGCTGAGTATAGACATCATCAACTTTTCTAGTCTGTCCACCTTGAACTTTGACACCTGACCACTTAGGACTTGAGAGCAAACCTGCCTCAAGCTCATTGATTTCATCTATACGGCTTTGGATGTCCATGTCAAGGTCTTGTAATTCTTTCAATAGCTCTTTAGCCTTGTTCACTCTCTATCTCCTTTGTGATATAATAATATTATTGAGATTATAGCTGAGGCAGAGAGTGCCTTGGCTTTTTTATTTTATTCTTTATTCGTGATCACACTACCTGCACCGTTAACAGTGACCCAGCCATGCTTCTCTCTGGCTTCTGCTTCTTTCATCCGGATAAGATTATCTGTGATTGAGTCTGACTTAGCTTTGTTGGCCTTGGCTTCACCTTCTGCTTTGATGATGCCTGCGTCTGCTTCTGCTTGAGCTTGAACTTTTTTAGTATCAGCTTCAACTTTAGCCTTTTCCTGTTCTTGTTTAGCTGTATCGATTTCTTTTTGTTTTACAGATTCATTTTTGATTGCTGCTTCAATCTCATCTCCTGCATCTTGGTCTGTGATGGTAAAAGAAACAAACTCCAAATCTTAAGACTCAAATTTTTCTTTAAGAGCCTTATCAATTGCCTCATAGACCTCAGTACGCTTGTCACCGAGAATATCATAAATATCGTAATTTCCAGTTACAGATTCAATAGCACGCTGAACAGCAGGAGATACTACACTATTATTCACGTTTTCTAAGTCTGTGTAATTAGAGAAGACTGTCATAGCCTTTTCCTTATTGACACGATATTTCACATCGATATTAGTGTTGAGCCACTGACCATCTTTAGTCTGAGTCGTGATTTTCTCCATTGTTTTTGTTTGAACAGATGTCGATAAGGTGTATACTTTGTCAATAAATGGCATTTTTAGATGATATCCTGTTTGTAGGGTGTTTTCTTGAACACCTCCAATCGCGCTAACCTTAACCCCAACCGTATTAGCTGGGATTCGTTTCACAGCCGTGAGACGAAAAATCCCAAGTGAAGCAACCGCTGCAACTGTAATGATACCGCCCTTGGCAAGTTTTGTAAGTGTCGTTTTTCCTGTTTCGTTATTGTATTGTGTAAACATTGTTTTTACTCCTTTTTCAAATTATTTTCCCATCAAAAACTAGTGTTATTGTACCTGTACCATCTTTGTGTTTAGATACTAAAGCACGGCAATCTGAGCCTAATTCAATACCCTCAACTGTGATACTGCGCTTTATCCTGTCAACATTGATGATTGTTCCCATTAATGTTTTAATTCTCATTCTCCATCTCCTCAATAAGCCAGTCGAGATTCTTTCTGGCTTTCTTCAGGTCTTCGATACCATTCTTTTCTTTGTATCGAAGTAAATACTCGACCGCACTGCACCAGCGATGCGCTTCCATTTCTGACTTGCCTTTGATGAAATTCCTCGTAACATCCTTCACTTCGAGACCATAAGTCCCGATGTAGTGGTTTGGTTTGTTTATGTTATCAATTATTTCTGGGTACATCATTTATCCTCCAAAAGCTCTCTGTTTTCGTAGATGTTGCCGATGATTTCTTCATGCTCAGTCCACGCATATCCTTCTCTCAAGTCTTTTAGGTATACAGCTGGCATTCCTCCAAAATACGTACCTCCATATTCTTTTTCTATATAGACTTCGTGAAGGCATCCTCTTGTGCATTTGATAATGTCTCCGACAAATACCTCTTTGC